CTATCCAATTTTCTTGTGGGGCATGAGTGGGGCATTTTGAGAAAATTTAGCATTGATTAATGCCATTTGTTCATCATTACTGTCTGGCATCCATTCCCCGTAAACAGAGAAAACCATCTGTGCTGATGCGTGACCCATCTGTGATGCGATGAATGATGGGTTTGCCCCGGCAGATAGCAACCAACATGCGAAAGTATGGCGTGATTGATATGGCTTTCTGGATCTAACCCCTGAACGCCTTAATGCATTGTTCCATATTTGTCCTAATGATTCGGTTGAGTAGTAATCACCGCAGATCTGATTTGAAGATGTAACTTTGGGTATGAAAACAAAAGTGCAACTGTCTTTTCTTGTTTTCCTTGCCTCTCTTGTATGGATCAGTATCTGATGTTGCGGACCCATTCTGGTGTGCAGCATTTGACTGCGTAGGGTTTCCTTTGCATTGTCCGTAAGCTGAATAATGCGATCGGTTCCGGCGTCCGTTTTGGGCAAAGTAAACTGCTTAACCCGAGTTAGATTTCTCCTCACCATAATTGTGCCAGCTTCGAGGTCAATATCCTCCCATGCCAACGCACAAAGTTCGCCATGCCGCATTCCGGTATACACCGCGAGTGTCCATAAGTTTTTAATTTGCTGATGGGTGCAACCATCTAGCATCCTAAAAAACTCATCCCTTGTTAACGGGTCTGGTTGTGGCTTACTTTTCCTTAATCGAGTTAAGGTCGAAGTAGGGTCTGAATCAGCGTACCCATTGCTAGCCGCAAACATAAAAGCAGACTTAACACATGCTAGGCAGTAATTTACTGTTGGAACAGACCTCCCCCTAACTGGGCTGATCTGATACCTTCTCGGTAACTGCATACCATTAAGCAGCTCATTCCTTAATTTCAGGATGTCCTCATTTCTAATGGATGAAACTTGGCGATCAGGCCCAATTAGAATGGCCGCTGTTTTAAGTGTTGATGTATACCTGTCGTGAGTATTTAGTGAAACCTCAGGTTCTTTCAGTGAGAGCCATTTGTTAAATAGCTCTTGAATGGTGATATTTCGTACCTGTGTGGTTGCATATTGTGCAGCGGCAATCGAATCAGGGAATTGCTTTGCATAGTCAAAGTTTCCGGTCTTAATGGCGTACCCAATCGACTGACGCAAATCAGCGGCTATCTTTCTGTTTTTAGGTGTATCAGGAACCCCAAGGGATTCCCTGCAACGTTTTTTCTGATACATAAACCAAATGCGTAGATATCCTCCATGATGTTCTACGCCAGTTGGATACTGAGCTTTACTCATAAAGTTAACCTCAATGTAATGGGGATCGGTAGGTTAAGCGGTTTTCTTGAGCTTTGCAGCACTAGGTTGTCGTTTTGACTGCTGCTCTATCCACTTATCTATAGCCTCTCTGTTATACATGCATTCGCTATTAGGCTTTGGATCATCAACAGGCGAGAACAATAAATACTCCCTCCCTTGCGCCCATGAGTTTTCTCTAGCTCTCTTAATGGTTCCTGGTCGCAATCCGGTTATGGTGATAAGCAGATCCTCAGATACCCATTTATTCGGTTCAATTTGAATAACATTAGTCATAGCTGGCCTCTTATCTCTTTATCAATCTGACGGACGTAATAACTCAACCAGCGTTTAGCCGGGAAAGTGTTAGGGGGTAGGGCGGTGATTTTTTTTGCGTGACGGTCGAGGATTTCGGTGATTAGCTTGTCGTGTTCTGAGATTGGCTTGCCGTCCGTGGCTTCTATTATTTCCGTCCTACAACATCGAGCTACTGACCTGATAGCATTCTCTATTGTTGATTCCATTGGTTACCCCGCATTACTAACGATGTAGAGCGCCGCTGCTATCGAGTACCCAATGAGGAATATCCAGAACCAGGTACCGTCTGATATTTTTCTCTTCATGCTGCTTTACCCCCGCTGATGATATTAGGACTCAGCCACAGACACTCAAGTCGCTTAACCGAGCCTTTCCGTCCGGCTGCCGAGGATTGCTTTTCCTGCTTTTGCCAGCCGGTGAGAATGTCGTTGTACATATCAGTGTTGTAGCCGCTAAGCACGACCATCCCCTCAAGTTTATTGACGGTATCGAGTAGGTTTAAATGAGCGTTATTGTCCATTTCATGGCGGTAATATCGCGATGAGATAACGCGGGTGTCATGGACGTATGGCGGGTCAACAAAATGAAGCGTTGAAGTTGTGTCATGGTCTAACATGCATTGGACAGCATCGCGATTCTCTACCAGGACACCTTCGAACCTCTGGCCAACTGCTGCTAAGTTTTCAGGCATCCTTGCCCACAAGTGCTGAGCGGTTGCAGAACTGCGTTTCGTATCCAGACGAAAACCAGTTGTTCCTTTTGTCGCGCCGGCAGAACCAAATCCCATTGTTGCCCTGATGACTAATTTCCGCGCCTTCTCGACCATCGTTTCCGCTTCCCCGTATGCATAGGTAAATTCATCACGAGAGTAGGGGGTCAGAATCAATGAGTCGATGAGGCATTCACGCAGTGTCATATCGCGCAGAACGAAAAAGAGATTTACCACGTCGCCGTCCAAATCGTTATAGACCTCGGCATAGCTTCGCTCTTTTCTCAGCAATACAGATGCCGCCCCGCCGAATGGTTCTACGTAATGCGTATGGGTGGGGAAGTGGCTAATAACCCAGGGTGCCAATCTGAACTTGCCACCGTGGTAGCGTATTGCTGGGTGCTTAATCTCACTCATGCCGCCTCTCTTAACACTTTCAAGTGCGGAGCGTTAGCCTGGAAAACTGCTTCAGCAAAACCGCGAGGTGTGGCGCTTCGAATGTTCTTCACTCGCTCTGACTTTCCACCTAGTTTTAGATGCTGAGTTGAATAACCTTCAGGAACAGGAACTGGCAATTTATCTGGCATCACAAAGCCGCCGCCAGTCCATAAACAAGTTTTCTTCGGGTATGCATCACGTGGGGCAATGTAGTCTGGATAAGTTGGGTGAACATCGTGCTCTGGCAGGTAGCCGCCGTAATCACTTGGATTGAAAATGAAATTTGGCTTTCCAAATATGCCACTGAAAACACTTACTGGATTTTCGAAGAACCATGGCGCTCCGGTTATTTCTCCAATCATTCGGCATTGTTCCGCAACAAGTGCGGCCTTAGCCTGAAAGTGAGTATCTTCATTGCGCTTCTTTTCGAAGTGAGCGGCGCCACTTACAGCTACGTCCGTACATGGTGGAAATCCCGCAACAAATACGATTTCTTCATTCCGGATAACATTACCCAAAGCGCTGGCAGCCGTCAGCACTGTATCTGGCCACTTTCGCATTCCCGCCTGGTTACTTTTTTCAAGATGCTGTGGGTCAATTAAAATTGCATCATACCCAGCCGCTACCCACGGTCCTGCCATAATTCCTGTCAGGTCGCACAGGCAAATAATCGTTCCTCTGCTCATGCCGCCTCCATTATCTTTCTCACTTTCGCCTTCACTGACTTCACCGTTTTAACTGGTACTGGCGGAACAACTTGCCGCGGTAACGGTCTCTTTGATTTATCGCCGGTTCGTAGCCGCTGTTTTATTCGCATATCCCACAGGTAGCAGTCTTTGTGGTCACGGCCGTCATCCGGCGCGCGGGCGGCAGTCAGAATTAGTTCGCTGACATCGTCCATCAGGCCACCTCCGCCATTTCAAAAGGGATCATGCTCAACAGCACGTATCCAGCCTTTAATTCGCCAATATCAGCAACATGCGTCACCTGCCGGATTACAATTTTTCCTGTGTATTGGGTTCCATTAAATTCATTAAGAATTAACAGGTCACCAACCATGTAATCTCTATCATTCAGGCGCACTTCGGCGGTCTTCACTCCCTGATATACGGGCGCAAAGAATTCCGGCCTGATTTTCAGGTCGTGAGTTTTCATAGGGGATACTCCAGATAGTGAAATCCGTTTCTGTCGTTCCGTGGTGGGGTTAAAACGAGTTAGCGATACACTTCGCTGCACATGAGAACAGCGTTGGGCTTGCGCTCTTGAAGTCGCGCTGATACAGCTTGGCATTCGGATTGAGTAGGGTAGATATCTTCGGTAACGGGTAGGGCATCACAGGCATCAAAGCCGCAGGAGCTAATGAGAAGAACAAAGCCGATTAGCATTAGTCACCCACCGGTTCAGCGATAACACCATGACGGTTTAATGCACCAATAATTAATTCCCGCTTACAGCCGATCGCTGGCACGTCGCGCAATTCATTTACCAGCATTGAGTAAATATGGCGTGGTAATGCTTCGGGTTTGGCTGCTGTGAATAATGGCATAGTGTAAGGCCCGATTTCTCTCGGTTGCCGCTTCATCCAAGTGCCGCCAGAACAGCCATCATCTGCCAGCGTCCTTGGGTCGATATAGCCAAGCGGCTGCAACGCTTTCAACTCTGCAAGTTGCTCACGCAGTGATAGCAGTTCGGTAGCCATGACATCAGCCTCACATGACAAAGCCACCCCATCATCAGCAATTTTCTCCAGCCGCTCTTTACTCAGCATCTGCATTCCCCTCTACCAGCTTGCTGCCCGAACGATCATGGCTAATGGATGTTTGACGCAGCTTAATATCTACGGGTAATTCGCTACGACCTGTTATCGCCAGTGCAAAATCCTCTGGCGACATGGTTGCCGTGATGGTTTTGCCCACGCCAAATCGCAGAACGATTTCAATGCGCTGCTCTTCGCCGCCTATTCTGGATATGTCGATTGTCGCCATCACACCACCTCAGATTTTTTGCAACTTTGAAATACTTTGAGGGCTTCTTTTTTGCATTGAGGACAAGTGATTTCACCCGAAAATACATCGGACCACTCCCCGGCATCGCACCAGCCACACAGCGTGTCATGATTGGTGCCCACCAAATGATTAAACCCGTCACCATCACCTAAAGCTCTCCGGGATTTAGCTTTCATGTTGATTACTAGTGCCATCACTCCCCCTCGACCGTGAAACCGGCTGCTTTGATTGCTTTGATTACTTCCCAGCTCGTATATACCGGGCAGCGCGGCGACCCATCGAAGCAAGTATCATCCTTGTCATGAGATAGTTCGGTTATCTCGTAATAATCATCCGGCGCACTTCCACCCATAGACCAAATTAAGTGTGCGGCAGGGTCAGGGAACACAACAGGCTTATTCAGCTTCTCGTTTGCCGCTGATAACTCGGCTTCTGCTTTCTCGGCACGGGCTTCCAGCCTGCGGATGTATTGCAACTTGCCATCCTCGCTGATTAGCTTCTGTGCCGCTTCCAGTTGGGCTATCAGTGCGTTTATCTTTGCTTGCTGAATATTCCACACGAGACCCGCGTTGTAGCACTCATCTGGATCAACTGCATTACAGTGTGGGCAATAAGCATCGTCATAATCACCAGTGTCGGCGATGGCACCACCACCACCTAATTTTTGACTTGGGAAAACCTCACCGCAATTTTCACATTCAACAACGAAATAACCGCCGGTATTGTCATCTGTCACATAATCAGCCAAAACAGATGAGCGAGATTTTAAATTTTCTGGCTTTTTCGCTTTCAACTCTTCGAGGTTATTCATCAGCGGTTACTCCCTTCGCATGTCCAATCAGCGCACCCGGCGAAATCATGCGGGTTGTATTGCCAGCTTATTTTTCCGCAGTGAGGGCAGTTCCAGCGTGTTTTTCCTGACGATTTACGCCTATTTTGACGTTTTAACCAATCGGGCATCCGCAGCCCAGCTACCTGAATCATTGTCCGACGATTAAGTAGGTCGATACTGAAAGTCCGGCGCTTTGCGGCATCAGCCGTAGTAAATGGCATCCATACCAGACTGCTTTCAGTGACGTCCGGCTCAGGGAATACTTTTGCTTTGCTGAAATCATCCGTTGGCATCAGGTCAGACAGCCAATACACGTCATTCCCGTTCCACTTATCTTTGATGAATGCGACATAACCTGTGCAATCTGTCTCGATAGTGCTCTTGCCGGGAATGAGTTGATGATCAACGTGCCAAACAGCAGCGGCATCAATTGCATCGGCTGACACTGGCAGGTCAATGTCACGCCCAAGATCCCAGCTCTTTTGAGCCTCTTCGAGAGTGTAAATATGGGCTTTGCTGATATCAGTTGCATAACCACAACCCTGATAGCAGTGAAATGCCATGTTGCTGCCTACAGTGTCGCGCAGGCAGGCCATGTAAAATCTATTTTGCATTCTGTTCACCCCTCAGACTGGCGGCGAAGCTTTGAGGCAGAACTGGATAAACCAACGGTTGCCAAGCTAAAACTTCCTCTTCTTGCTCAATTTCCTGATAATAATCACTATATTCAGGATGGCCGTGATATGAATGCCAACCGACGGCATTGTAATAATCGCCGTTGTCGTCTTGCAGTGCCCAATCAACCTCATCATCACCTTCTTCAAACGGCATATTGAGATAACGAAGCATGGCAACCCTGACGGTAACTTTCCCAGAGTGAAATCCAGTACGCCTAACGATGGCCCAGCATTGAATTTGATGGCCCAATTTAACTTCTGGTACGGAATTTTCATTCCACAGCGCTGCCGTCTCGCCAACCAACTGCTCTATCCGCAAATCACGCCATGCAAGCTCTACTGCAATATCTGACTTGCTGTGTAAATCTTCCTTGGTCATTGCATGAATATGTACACCGTAATGGTTCGTTCCCATCACGGCTTCAAGTCTTACTTCGGTGTCGTATTGCTTTATCTCAGACATAACTATTCCTCAGCAGATTGACTGCCGGTAATGGGGTTATAGGGTGATTTTGTTTTTCTTGGCCCAGTTAACGAATGACTGAGCACCACCTGTGAATGTCTTGGCTTTGAGTGTCCAACGTCCGGTTGTCATGTAAAACATCACCGTTCCTACGCTAGTCGTGAATTTAAGAGAGCCGTTTGATTGCTCAGCTTCCGTGCTGATCCCTGCATCCTTTAGTTGCTGCCGGTTACGCTCTGCGCCTGTGATTTTCCGCTCTTTATCTGCCTGCTTATGCTGGTCGAATGCCTCACGCATATCTCCCATGAGAATTCCTTTCAGGTTATTTAGTGGGGTGGGGGATTAGGCTGCCGAAAGCAGTCGTAGGCATTCTTGCCGCCGCGCTACTAACTCTTCCTGAGTCGAGCAGAATGGAGTGGGGTTGGCTGGCATAAACTCTGGCTTGAGGCGGTATATCGTCCCTTTCGCTGATATTCCTTTCACTTCCCACTGCTCTTCCGTGAGCAAGTGGCGCATATTTCTCACATGTGTCAGGCTGATGTGTATTGATATCGTCTCAAAGCCATCACCCAACCCTTTGTAGAATGAGTCCTTATAATTCAATGTACACCCGCCAGTAGCACCACCAGACAAATAGCGACCGCCACCCACGCTGCCAATTGAACGGTGGAATGAGGTGATATAAGCATCTGGATGGGCGCGGAGGCAGGCCAGTATCTGCTCTGGCTGCATGGTGGTTACCTGTTGGGATTATTGGTCAGAAGGGAATATCGTCTTCAAAATCCATTGGTGGTTCGTTATTTTGGTGCGCCGCCTGTTGCTGTCCCTGCGCGTGTTGCTGGCCCCATTGCTGCTGATTCTGTTGTGGGCCTGATTGTTGCCGTCCTTGGTTCTGGGTTCCCTGTGAATCGGCTTGCTTGCCTCCAAGCATTTGCATCGTACCGCCGACATTAACCACCACTTCCGTTGTGTAGCGATCTTGCCCTGATTGGTCTTGCCACTTCCTTGTTTGCAGCGCTCCCTCGATGTATACCTGAGAGCCTTTCCGTAGGTACTCACCAGCCACTTCTGCCAACTTTCCGAACAGCACAACCCTGTGCCATTCAGCCTTTTCTTTTTTCTCGCCAGTCGCTTTATCCCGCCAGCTTTCCGATGTCGCGATCGTGATGCTGACTACCGCGCCGCCGTTCGGCATATATTTAACTTCTGGGTCTTGGCCCAAGTGTCCGACCAAGATTACCTTGTTGACGCCTCTGCTAGCCATCTATGCCGCCTTTTTAGGTTTGAGTTCTGATCCGCGATGCTTATACACCTCGACGCACTTTTCCTGATGCGCAACCGAACGAGCTAACGCATTCCATGCTGGCGTGTAAATTCCCTGTAGTTCATCCAGCGATTGGCAACTGCTTGCCTGTGAGGTGAAGTCGGCAAGTATCTGGTCTGGATTTCGAGGTGCTGGGTGATGAATTTCTGCATCAGGATCGGCTGCCGTCTCTTCTGTTGGGATACAGAATGCCTGAAACGCGGCGTATTTATAGGCGATGGACATAGCCTTGTTCGTGGCCTTATCTCCGCTGTCCATTGCTTCACCATATGTCACTACCGTATGAATGCTCCCATCCTCTACGCTGACAAAATCAAATTCAGCCCGAACGGTTATGTAAAACAATGCACCTCCACTTTTACTCACCCGTTCACATGAAGTCCTTTCAGTGCAGCGGGGAAGAATTAGTAATCCATGTTTAACAAGTGCGGGGGCTAGAGCGTTATAAACAGCATCAATCCCCCTGAATGCATATGTGACCTGACTTCCTTGTTTCTTTTCTTTCTTGATCCCCTGCTCAGATAGCTCACCAGCGACCGCGCTGATTGCCTTGTAAACCAGTTTGGTTTCCATAAATCACCTTAAAATGGTTGTTCGCCCAAGAAGTAGCGTCGATTAATCCACTCTAGACGTGCCAACTTCAGACACGCATGCATTACCCTTCGCTGTTTTTTTCTGCGGTAATACAAGGCGTCCAGAATGTGTTCCCTGCGTTTGGCGATGCTTTCCTGCTCTGTTGTTGCGGCGCTCATTTCACCCCCCGATAGAAGAGACAAAGGGCAACCTGAAACAGATCATTATTTCCAACACGGCGAGCATCAACCGCGAGTAACTGGAGTGCTTTTACGATATCCATTAAGGCTCACCTCGTTGGTTTAATATTTCAATAAGCCGCTTAGCTGCGTTCTTAGCGTTGCGGAATATACGGTCAAGCAAAGTCTCAGAGCAGCCCACGCAAGGCCACCCTGCTATACAAAAGGTATGCATGGGATACTCCGGTTTAATTAGTAGCGAATATTCGCGTAAGGAATTTGGTTATTGATAAGCGCTTTCAGAGTGGCGATAGCCTGTTCGCGAGTTAGTCCGGCGTGTTCAATCAGGCCATTTACCACGGCGGTGCCAACAGTTTTGCGATGTGCTTCGTTGGCTGCCCGCGCCGCTGCTTCATCAGCAACGCGTTTTTCTTCAGCTAGCCGAGCATCTTCTTTCTGCTGAGCTTCACGCTTAATGCGATCTGCTTCTTCCTGCGCTTTACGTTGTTCAGCTGCGATAGCTTCCTGCTTCTCGCGTTCGACGCGTTCAGCTAATTCCTTGGCGTCACGCTCGGCTTTGGCGGCGGCATCCTTGGCAGCCTGTTCAGCTCGTTCCTGAGCCAGTTTTGCATCACGTTCACGCTGTTCTGCTGCCGCAACCTCCTGTCTGGCTTTCTCTTCTGCGTCGCGGGTTGCTTTCTCTGCCGCTTCCTTGGCAATAAATTCTTCATGAGCCTTACGCAGACGTTCAACTTCGTCAGCTTTTTCTTTGGCGTCACGGTCGAAAGCGTCATTCATCAGCAGGGCCATTTCGTGATCGGACTCTTTCTTGATCAGTCGCTCTGCTGTGATGCTGGCATCCATCTCATGGGCGTCCTTCCACATGGCTGCATAGGCTGCTTCTGCTTCAATACGTTCTTGCTCAGCGTCCCACTCAGCGCGTGGCTTGAGTATTGATTTACTGATGTCATCACAAGCATCAACGAAGCGCTTTAATTCTTCCTCCGCTGGCTTAACTGCCTCCTTAAGCCGCTTAAGGTAAGCTCGACCGGGATTCTCAATCGCTTTTTTACTGACGCCAACAGAGCGAGCTAGCGAACCAATACGGTCACGGCCCTTCTTAGTGGTGACGTCAGGAACTTCCTTCGCTAGCTCTCGGATATGATTCAAATAATCTTCAAGTCCATTCGGCACGTAAAGAACAGGTGCTTGCTCTGGCTTAATGTCGATTACCACCAAGCCGGTGTTTTCATCTGCCATGCTCATTTCCTTGTGTTTAGCCCACAGCAAAACACCGACAGTTGTCAGCTATTTACTCTGGGGATTGGTGGGGGTGGGGAGGAGGGTTACTCGGTTTCTGTAATGGTGAAGCCTCGGTCCTCTAGCCAAGAAATAACCTCTGTTTCGCCAATTTCATCTAGCAGGTCAGAGGCACCGTATTCGCTGACTATTTCACCTTTACTTACCGCTTCAATAAGTTCGGCATCTGCTAATTCCATTTCAATGGTGCCATAGCGATCAGCATCAACATTGGTAATTCCTTTAACCTTTATCGTGATATCTAAGCTCATATCTCACCCTCTCGCCTTAATCATTGCGTCTGCCATGACATAGGCGGCACTTGCCATATGAGACTCATATCCATCAAATCCACCTAAGCATGGTCCGCCAGCGGTTGATATCATTCCGGTTAATGCCTTAGCTGCAAAATAGTCACGTAATGACATACCCTCATAGAAATAATTTGAATCAGTTGCAGGCACTGGGAATGCCATACCACCATCTTTCTCTGCCATCGTCTTACCCTCTATCAATGAACTTGCCAAAGCTCACTAATAAGTAAGCAGTGGTAAGGTCACTCAGTAGCGGTCACATAATTACCTCTCCAGTTTTGCGCCTGTTATCCATGGTCAGGCTCCTTATAGAATCTAGTGGTCTTATTGCTGCCACCGGTTAAGTGGCAGGGGTAAGGTCACTGGGGGTTAGCGAGTTGTTAATGCAGCAATTTCATCTGACGAAAATCCCTTTTCGCGCATCTTTTCGATAATCTGGTCTAGTGCCTCATTCTTTTTTCTAATCACTTTATCTGCATCGCTTTCTGGTACGATTTCCCAAGGAACTAGCCAGCGAGTGCCAATCTTTACCGCTGTTGCTTTGATGGTGTCGGCGTCGCTTCCCTGAACTGACTTTTTTCTACCAAGTCGAGAGGCTGTGATTTGGCTGTCACATACATACAAAATCACCGGTCGCCCGCGCCCCTCTGTTAAGTCGCTATTAGTAACCGTTAGCCAAACGTCCTTTGTTTCTTTGATTTCCATTCTCTTACCCCTTAACTATGTGGTGGGCCTCCGATCAGCACTTATGCTTTTTGCCGAAAACCCGCTTAGCCTGAATTATCTTTGACTGATTAGCAGTCTTGTAAAATACAGCCCGGCACTGACTACAGAACAAGGTAGCGTTGCCGTAGCCATCCAATCCCCAGCCGACAAAATCATTAATTTCTCGCTGCATGATTTCTCACTTAATAACGTGGTAGCAATCTTCACGAACTTTACGGAAGCCTGCTGCAAACTTAGCCACTTCAGGCAAACATATATTGTCCGCGCTTGGGCGCTCTGTGCTGCGAATCGGAATAGGCATCGTTGCCTTGTATACCCGAGCTGTGCAGCCTGTGAGAGCTGTGGCGATGTTCTTTTCTAACCTGAAATCTTTCATGCTGTCAGCCCGGTGCGCGATAGCACGAGCCAGTTTCTTGCGTTCTTTGGCATTCATTGGATTACTCCGGTGATTGGCTTTGGTGATGTGGTGTAAGCGTCCCAGAACGCCAGCCAGTGGATTCGAACCCCGACTTATCAACAAGCCAGTTGTGCGCCTCTTCGCTGGTACGAAGAGCTTCCACCACATCCCAAAGCCAACTTCTCTCTGGTGCGACCGAATCAGTCGCCATCTAATTGTTAAATAAGCAGCCTGTCTTCCTGACTGGCGCGGCGTGTAGTTCCGTCTGCCGCATCGATGTTTCGTTTCGATGGGATGACTATATGCGCATAACGCAAATGCGTCAAACGCATATTCATGAATACCATTCGCATATTTGCTATTCATTTGAACTGTAAGCATATTTATTTTTACCTATATGCAGACGTGACCCTTCGCACCTGCTATCAGGCGTGAAAAGTGTGAGGTGAGTTGTGTTTAAAGCGGGTAGGGTGGTGAGATTGTCAGATCACAGGCACAAAAAACCCGGCAGCGGGGCCGGGTTAAGTAATGCTAAAGGCAGCCGACTACATACTTTACATCAGATTCAAGGGACTGAATTTGAGCTTTGTTAGCTTGTGTTGCCATGCCATATATTGTGTAGCTTTTATGCTGTAATTTACTAAGCGGGCAGCCTTCATGGTTGATGATCGCGGCTAATGTATTGCCATCTTTTACATTTTTAACTCTTTCTTCAAGATCCACGTCAGTGAAGAGATTTGAGTGAGTTTTTAATAAATCATCTGTAATTCTACGAATTTCTTCAGCGTGAGATTTAAACGCCTTAGCTGCATCACTTTCATTCGTACGAGATCTGTTCTGTACGAACACATGTAGTTTTGGCAGTTCTATCTTGTTTTGCTTGGACTCTTTGTTGAAGTCTAGGAACATCTCATCTTGCTCGGAATTATCTATTGAAACCCCAAAAATAAGTTTTACAAGGTTTTTTATTCCTCGAATAGAAGCGGCATCGGCTGTGCATGGGATTATTATTCTGTTTGATGCAACAACCCCAAGCTCGGTATAGCTTGCAAAACTCGGGTTACAGTCAATGAAAAAAGTTTTTGGTCTATTTGGCATGCTTTTGTCTGCTTCAAAAGACTCAATAAGATCAACAAGTAAATATCGACTTTTTTTCCAGGCTTCTTTTACTGGCGAAGAACCAATGTGAGAAATCAATCTAGAACAAATATCTAGGTCTACATCCCCCGGCAGGAGATACAGATTTTCAGGCATCTTTAGGTTAACTTGATTGACCCTTACAAAGTAAGAGGATTCATTCCCCATTCGACTTAAAGGTGATGTGCTAAATCTTTCTTTAATGTATCCCGCGATAGTAGTGTTCCTGTCGCGTAGCGCATTCAAATTCTCTTCACCAACACCATTACCGCCTAATATAATTTCAGATACATTTGACTGAGGGCAGGCATCAATCACGACGACATCTTCTTCAGGGTGAGAAATAGCATACTCAACAGCAAGGTTGTATGTAAGGAATGTTTTCCCAACACCACCTTTGTTGTTCCAAACTAGATATTTCTTATTAATTCCAGCCATTTGCGCCTGCTCATCTGTATCTGAATTTATATAATCTTCCATTATCATATCCTATTAAGCTGTGTCTATAAAATTATTCAAGCTGATAAGTATAAATAAGAGACAGTAATTATCTATTTATCAGTAGGGATAGCGTTAATAACTTGTCGATTTTTTATTCGGGCCGCTTGGGCATCTAAGATTTTTAAAGCAATCTTCACCCACCCCTCTATGGGCTAGCAGTGGGTTAGCCGTGGATCTTGTATGCACGTGACTGGCTAATCAGAACCTTGGAAACGATATTGAGATTTACCTCGGTGTGCTGATCGATGTACCAAGTCTCATATTTTTTATTGTCAGAAATCACCGCTAATCTTTTGTGCTGTAGTTGCAATCTTTTTACGTACAAATCGTTATCTAAAACAAAGATGTAAATTCCATCTCCGTCAAAATAATTAATGCTTACATCAACGAAAATCTGATCTCTTGGCTCAAAGGTTCCAGACATGCTGTCACCGTTAACGGCGATTAGCTTTATATGTTCCTGTGGTCGGTTGCCGAAAAGCAGACGAGCTTCATCTGAAGAGTATTCAATAGATTTTATCGTCTCTATAAACTCGTCCTTCAGAGCGACCCCTTTACCTGCGCTTGCAGAGATATTAAGAACATCGACGCGATAACTGTCTGATTCATTGGTCTGTTGTTTAGTCGGTGGTTCAACTACCTCTTCACTAAATAGATCAACCACTCTAACCCCCAGAGCATCAGCAATTTTTGTAAGCGTCGCCTCCGTGTATCCCTGTTTATCCCTTTCAAGTCGTGACACGTTCCCCACGTCGCTACCAATAGCAGTGGCTAATTCGAGGATTGTCATCTTCTTCGCTTTGCGAAGAGTTCGAATGCGATTACCTATTTTCATAACTCTATTGAACCCATTTTTTGCGTTCACCGCAAAGCGTCTTGCGCATACTTACTTTATCGCATAATATGCGTATAGCGCATTTAAAGGAGTGATATATGCAAACACCACTGAGAAAAATGCGTGTAGAGAAAAAACTGACAATTGCTGAGGTGGCACTTGCTGTTCAGTGCGATGTCGGGAACCTAAGCCGAATCGAAAGAGGTGCTCAAATTACCTCCCTTGAAATGGCAGAAAAACTTTCTCGGTTCTACGACGGAATGATTACCGAAATGCAGATTCTCTACCCGCAGCGATACATGAAGACCGTAAGCGACGCAGCTTAAGCCCTACCGCTCTTTACACAACTTAGGCGACTGCTTCGGTCGCACCACTACCCAGTGACAGGCTCACAGCTTTGTCACGTAACAACATCTAAACCACAAGGGAAGTATTACGCATGGAACGTGCAACCACACGCAACAAGGCTCGAATCATTGAGGGCCAACTACTGAACAAGATTGCATTACGAGGCGTCACTGACATTGCTGACGCTGTAGGCGTGGATAAGTCACAGATATCCCGATGGAAAGAAAGCTTCATTCCGAAGATATCAATGCTTCTAGCTGTTTTGGAATGGGGAGTAGTCGATGACGAGATGGCGCGGCTGGCGAAGTCAGTGGCGTTATTGCTCGTAAAACAAAAATCCCCACGGCTAGGTGGGGACTCTGAACAAATCACTATGAACTTTTAACTAGATCAATTCACAGGAGTAATTATGAACGAGAAACCAATTTTGTTCAATGCCGAGATGGTCAACGCCATCCTCAGTGGCCGCAAAACCCAGACGCGCCGGATTATGAAGTCTGACTACATGGAAATCGCCGAAAATGACGACGGCTTACTTTGGCCGTGGCGGGAGGATTGTGAACGTGGTGGTGATATCTGGTATCCATGCCCACTCGGTAAGCCCGGCGATCAGCTCTGGGTTCGCGAGGCATTTGCTACCGGGCTATGCACTGAATCAACGTTAGCTTACCGAGCGACTCACAAGACGGAAGACTTGGAAGAGGGCTGGGGCGAAACCATCAAATGGACGCCATCAATCCACATGCCGCGCTGGGCATCCCGCATCAACCTGCTGATCACTGGCGTTCGTGTTGAACGGTTGAATGATATCAGTGATGCGGATGCCTCAGCGGAGGGATGCAAAATTTCATCAATGCAGTCTGGCGAATGCTTGTCAGATATGTTTGCTCGACTCTGGAAGTCAATTTACGGAGACGAAAGCTGGCAGGCTAACCCATGGGTATGGGTAATTAATTTTGAGCGCATGGAGGCCAAATGATGCGAAAGAAAACTAACGCAAAACAGCGAGATGTTACTCAGCAGCGTTCTGCAAAGCCGGACGAGTTAGTCATGGTCTGCGAGAACAACGAACCTTTCGGGCGTCGGTTCGTTGAGACATTCAAGACCGTCAAATCTATGCAGGGGAAAGCCAATGAGTAACGTCTTAGCGTTTCGTCAACCAGACACAGTAAGGCCGGAGGCAACCGGTAAGGGGTTTGCCTTGATACACAGGAAAATTCAAGACTGCGAGTTTTACAAGAAGGATTCTGAGGCCGTTCATCTTTGGTTCCACCTGATCATGATGGCTAATCATGCCGCTGAGACAGTGATGACCGATTACGGTGATGTGGTGGTTGGTCGGGGCCAACTTATCACAGGAAGAGACACGCTAGTCAGAGAGACGGGGATAGAGCTTGAGAGGGTAAAGTACCTGCTCAGGAAGTTTAAAAAACTGGAAATGATTTCGTCATATTCACCGGGAAAGTTCAGCTTAATTACCGTGTTGAAGTACGACGAATACCAAGGAAAATCATTCCCCCAAGATTCCCCTGAGATTCCCCCACCAATCCCTTGCGAGACTAAGCCTGTAGCGATGGTTGTCCCTCAAGATTCCCTCGTGATTCCCACAAACAACAATCTTTTAAATAACTCTTTTAATAAATTAAAAGAGAGTGTCTCAGCAGGAGAAATTTCAGAGAAGAAAAAACCAACCCATTCTTGCCAAGACGTCATTGATGCATACCACCGTATCCTGCCTGAATGCCCTAGCGTTAGAGCGATAAGCGACAAACGTCGGAACCTGATTAAAACCTTCTGGGTGAAAGCAGGGAAGATCACCCGCCAACTGGATAGCGCGCCGTTCAGTATGCAGGCATGGGAAGACTACCTGAAATACATCTCGCAAAGTTGCCGATGGATGCTCGGTACTCGGCCTGATGCCAAGACAGGGAGAATGTGGCGCTGCAAGAATATTGATTACTTGCTGAGCGACGAAGTTTATTTGAAGGTTCGAGAGGGAAATAGCGATGACGTCTGATTATAAATTACCGCCGCACAGCCTTGAAGCTGAGCAGAGCGTGCTGGGTGGACTGATGATTGATGGCGGTGACACCGATCGGTGCCGAGCTGTGTTTTCAATCCTCAAATCTGAATCGTTTTTCAGTCGTCCGCACCGCGTTATTTACGAAGTATTGCGCCGTCTGGATAACCAGCAGCAGCCGTTAGACCTGATCACATTATCAGAGTCTCTCGGGGATAGCGGGGAACTGGATGGGGTAGGCGGGTTCGGCTATTTGGCTGAGCTATCCAAGAACACACCCAGTGCTGCGAACATTGTCGCTTATGCGAACGTGATCCGCGATCGGGCTATGAAGCGTTACGGCATTGAGAAAGCCAATAAAATCACTGAGCTGTTTTATGCCAATGACGGCATGACGGCTGAAGAGAAATTTGAGGCAGCCCAATCGTTGTTTTCGCAGATAGCAGATCACGCCAAGACGGGTAATCAGCGAGGTTTGCGCCGATTTGAAGATGTTTTTTCAGACTGGGTTGATGTCGTTGAGAAACGATTTGCTGGCGACCAAAGCGCGATCGGGCTAACCAGCGGGATACCCTCACTCGATGCCATGCTGGAACCAAAACGCATTGTGAAAGGGTCGCTATTCGTCGTTGGCGCGCGGCCTAAAATGGGTAAAACCACGGTCTATCTCAACATGGCGATCAACTGCGCGATGAACGAGAAGCTGCCTGCGCTGGCGTTCAGTCTTGAAATGCCTGATCTGCAATTGGCCGAGCGGATGATCACCCAGATATCCGGCGTATCAAGCAAGAATTTCTATCTGGATGGATACGACGATAACCGATTTGCTCTGGCTTCAGCCAAGGGTGTAGAGCTGGCGACCAATGGCAATCTGTATATCGACGACACGCCGGGCCTTTCACTGGCGCACATCGTTTCAGAATGCCGCCGCATCAAGCGCGAACGTGGCGTTGTTGGCATGGTGCTGGTTGACTACCTGACGCTGATGAAAGCCGAGAAAGCCGACCGCAACGACTTGGCCTACGGGATGATCACCAAAGGACTGAAGAACCTTGCCAAAGAACTGGATTGCGTCGTTGTGCTGCTAACCCAGCTTAACCGTGATTTGGAAAAGCGAAACAACAAACGCCCACTCCCCAGCGACTCCCGCGATACCGGACAAATCGAACAGGACTGCGACTACTGGCTCGGAATATACCGCGCTGGCGCTTACGACGATAACGCCAATCAGCACGATACAGAGCTGCTGATGAAGCTAAATCGCCACGGTGAAAACGGCGTTGTGTATGTGGAACAGCGATTCGGGGCAATTTATGACTGTGACCAGAATCAGGCCAGAGCCAAGGCTGATGAATCCGATCGCCGGTCATCTAAACAACAAGGTGGTTTCTGATGGACATAACTAAATCGCAGTCTGACTTTGAAGCTTGGGTGGTTACTTGGTGGCCCCAAAGCAAAACGATGATTGCTGAAAAGTTTGATGATGGCGGTTACTGGAACATGCCATTGCAACAGTACTTTGAAGCATGGAAAGCGTCGCGAGAGAGTCTTGTTGTGGAGTTGCCGGAGCTAATAGGCGATAGCGAGAATTCAATCAGTGAGTACTTTGAAGGGCTTAATGACGGCATAAAACAATGTGGAACAACCATTATCAAGGCCGGTATTCGAATCAAGGGAGAGAGTGAATGAGTAGGTTCATCGCAGTAATTCATGGCTGGCATGTACATAGCAACGGTTTCACGGTTCACGAAATCGAGGCGCAAGACATAACGCAAGCCGCCAAAGAAGCAGCCTATCTGAAAGACCAGCGCCAGCGTCCATTCGATGAATGCGCGGTCAAGGTTATCCAAATTTCAGATAGTGAATTTATACAGAAACCAGCGCGACTGTCTTGGCGTGAAAGAATTACTGGAGTGGTAAGGTCATGAAAGAACTAGATAGTTTCACTGTAGAGAGGCTGGAAAAGATTTCAACTAGTGCGTTTTATTATGCGGGCGCTGAAATGGAAGAGATACAGGCACTAGCCCGAATCGCGTTAGCTGCAAAGAGGGCTGAGCCTGTTGGGTATGTTGCACCTGAAGCGCTTGAGTATAAAAACTTCTATGACGTCATCATGATAGAAAATGCTTCCGGCCGGCGGACCATGCCACTGTATGGAACGCCGCAGTTGAACTCTCCTGAGATACCGGAAGGCTGGAAGCTGGTCCCGAACATGCCAACGTTAGGGATGCTTTCAGTACTGGGCTTAACTGGTAGCTTTGAAAGTATGCAGCAGCGCTATGCCGACATGCTCTACGCCGCGCCGGAGAAGCCGCTATGAGCAAGCAAACCTATCTACTCCGCAATGCCCAGATCCGCGACAACGCTATATCCGCCATCCGCAACACGCCACTTGATGAGAAAAAGCCGCTTGAGGTTCTCATTCAGGAGAAAAAGCGCAGCAATGACCAGAATCGGAAAATGTGGCCACTTTTGCATGATCTGTCAAAGCAGGTTCTCTGGTTCGGTGAAAAGTACGACGAGGCTGACTGGAAAGACCTGATTACCGCAATGGTGTCCAAGGCCAAAAATCAGGATCAGCGCACGGCTCCGGGTATCGGCGGTGGCGTTGTGATGTTCGGTCAGCGTACCAGCAAGATGCGAGTCAGCGAGATGGTGGAAGTTATCGAGGCTATCTACTGGTTCGGCACAGAGCAGGGGGTGAGATTCAGTGATGCATCCAAGCTGGAGATCGAGTGGGCTAATCGGTTCGGTGACAAGGGGAAGGTGGCAGCATGAGAAGAGAATCAGAATTTGCCGGTGCAAGAATGCGTCATTCTGTCTGGAACGAGATTTACGATGACATTATGAGCATACCCGTTAGAAGTTTGCGGCTGAAAATAAAGCGCCAAGCAGCAGCATTGATTGGTGCAGACCGAGCAGAAATAATAATGGATAACTTCATCACTGGCTGCTTTAAGGAGATGGAGAGTGAAACGACAGCGTAGCCCGACCCAGATAGCCATAGATAACCTGATATTCCGCAAGACCTCTCGAACCAAGCCTAAACCCCCAATCCCCGCCAGCGAAATACCCACATATGATCACATATGCGTTTTGCTGCGCGCCAAATTCGACAGAGTAAGGAGAACGCGATGTTAACGTTTAAGCACTTTCTCGACAGGCCAACATGGGCCGCCGCTGCTGGTTATGACTTCAATATCATTGATTGCATGTCATACGCCGCCGCCCGATACGGAGATATCTGGTCAGGTCTACGTGATCACATATTGGATTTTCCAGACATTGAGGTCAGAGAGGCTCCTATCTCGATATTGATCATGATTGCTGGGCTTTTCGGAATTATTGGTTACCCATTCATATTCTGGATGCTTGGGATTTCCTTTTACATCATATGCCGGAGACACAGAGCTAAATACTATGGGCAGCCTCAAGAGGAAACTGTTCAAGTAAACTTGCGTAACTGGCTGAATGAATGCGAGAAAAAATTCAACAAGGGTGGGCGTTATGCTTGAACTACAGCGCTCCGTCTGCGCGTTCTGCCGCGCCACACTGAAGCCTGATGAAATTTATTCCTGCGACCAATGCGAACGTGAAAACGCTTCGAGAGAAATGCTGGAGGAAGCTGATGATAACCGGCAAGCCGAATAAGCCACCCAAGCTAAAGAAGTGCAAAGTCTGCCCCACCAAGTTCACCCCTCGAAACTCCCTCCAAATAGTCTGCTGCGGCAACTGTGCTTACCTCTACCAAAAGCGGCAATCTGAAAAGAAAGCGGCTGATAAGGCATTGGAAGAAAGAAAGGCATGGCGAGAGCGCAAGGCTAAGTTGAAGCCACTCAAGCACTGGGAGGATGTAACTCAGCGGGTGGTTAACGACTACATACGAGAGCGGGACAGGGACGAGCCATGCATTAGCTGTGGTACATGGGAAACCGTTCAGTGGGAAGCGGGCCACTACCGGTCGAGGGGGGCAGCGTCACACCTCCGCTACAACGAGGATAATATTTCCAAACAATGTCACCGGTGCAATGCCGAGCTATCCAGTAACGCCATCCCGTACCGAGCAGCGCTAATACTAAAAATCGGCACTCAGCGCGTTGAGGCGCTCGAAAACAACAATACCCCTCACCGATACACCCGAGAAGAACTCGGCAGCACCAGAGCGCTGTACAGAGCGAAATTACGTGAGCTTAAAAAACTTCAGGAGGCAGCGTGAAGCGAAACAATAACTTTGCATTATTGGTTTATGTGGCAAGAGAGGCTGACTTGAGGCGCATATGGAGCAAGGGGTGGAAAACTATCACACCAAGTCAGCGCGTATGGACTCGCTACTTGTTGAGCTTATGGGGATCGAAAAACTGCGGTGATGATTCTCCCGGTGGATCATGCGTAAACGTAATTGGAAGGCTAATGGTTCGTGATAACTGGAGCGAAACCCAAGGGAATAGAATTATTGAAGTGGTTAACAATCTGCATAAGCAGGGGTATCGAGGTCAGGAATTATTCGCCAAATCAAGAGAGATAGTTATTCCCTCATCTTCAACAAGCAACATCATCGCTCTCGCCAAAGAATCAGATGATGCCGCGTTTGTTGAAGTTGTAATGACTAAATCAATTAAGCGCGATAGTCCGATCCGCGATGTGGCAATTAAACGATATTGTGAGCGCAAATGCTCGCAAGATATTGCCCGCGAACTGGTTAGACTGACCGGTTGTGATGTCCAGCTAGCAAGGAAGAGGGTTGTGTGGTGCGAGAACATACTTGAAGCGACGATGTTTTATGCAATAAAGCGCGAAATGGAGATTGAAATTCTACAGATTGCAGCTTGATTGAAAATAATTGCTAAATATCTTGATTTTTGAGAAATGGAAGTGTAGTTTTTACGTTAAGCTCGGACGTCAAAGGCGAAGAGCGGTGATGTAGTTGAGTCACCAATAAAACATTCAAGGCCCAGCCCTAACCGGTTGGGCTTTTTGCATTTCTATTTTTGGAAATCCCATGAAATTCCATTACCACTGGCGTCAGTACAAAAGTCTCCCTTTATGCAAATATCTAGCCTAAGAATCTCTAACTGATCAAAAAAGTCTGATCTCTTAATTCCTTTTTTTATTGTGAACTCCACAGTGTCAATGTGTTCATCATCAGAAATAAGTTTAATTGATGCTGGTAGTGATTCAAAAAATACAGAGTAATTCTGAAAAACCCCTTTAGGGAATGTAAATGATGCGTCTGCCATAAAACCTCCATTTTAATTTAATGAAGTATTCTTATCGGCAAATTAAGCAACAACTTTAGCCCGCCACCAGCGCCAATCACCCTCAAGCAAACTCCGTGTCTGAATGGATCACGGCGGCAGGGCTATTCCCTACACAACAGCATACGAACCCGACCAATGGCGGGAAGATAATTCCCCATATGGGGAGGTGGGTTATGAAGATGAAGGAATATTCCAGCTCAATCGCCATCTGGTTTAGTGGAGTGACAGCCGGCCTTGGGGCGTTGACATTAAGCGACTGGGCGCTGATTACCGGTATCATCTGTACTCTCGGGACATTTGCCCTCAATTGGTACTACAAGCAGAAAGAGCTTCAGTTGAGAATGGGGGTCGGCAATGTCACCAGCCCTGAGAAATAAGATAATTGGCGTATCGGCTGCCGGGGCATTAGCAATAGCCGGAGCATTGCTTGGTGGTGACGATGGGTTAGAGGGCCGCAAGCATGTGGCTTATTACGATGTCGTGAATGTCCTCACTGTATGCGATGGGCATACGGGTAAAGACATCATCCCCGGCAAGAAATACTCTGACGCTGAATGCGATGCTTTATTGCAGAAAGATTTGGCCCCGGTACAACGCACTGTTGATGCTGCTGTAAAAGTCCCGCTGAGCAAATACCAGAAAGCCGCTCTCTACTCATTCACCTATAACGTTGGCCAGAACGCATTCACTAAATCCACTCTGCTTAAAAAGCTCAATACAGGCGACATCAAAGGCGCTTGCGATGAGTTACGCCGCTGGACGTATGCCGGTGGCAAGCCGTGGAAGGGATTACAGAACCGACGCGAGATAGAGAGGGAATTATGTTTAGCGGGATAAAGAACATATTCACCTATCTACCGGCGCTACTGCTCATCATTCTGGCTGGCTTATCGCTTCACTTCTACAACGAAGCTGACGAGTGGCACGACAAGGCTGACGCAGCCGCCAAAGAACGCGACGAGGCCCGGTTCATTCTCAGTAACCAGATCCGCATGGTTAACATCATCAACGATATCGCCAAGGACAACGAGAATGAAAAAAACCGCATTAGCAATAATGGTGAGGTACGAGCTGCTGCGATTAAAAAAGAAATTGGCGGGAATGAGTGTGCTATTCGTCCTGTTCCTGCTGCCGCTGCTGACCTCCTGCGGAAACACGCAAATCAAATACGTTCAGGTGCCACAGGTACCGATACCAGCAAGCTTACTTTCTAACTGCCTCCCCCCAGAGATACCCGAGATATTAACTTGGGGTAACAGCCTATTACTGAATGACACGCTATTAACGGTGATAGAGCAGTGCAACGCAGATAAGGCGAGCATTCGGCAAATCGAACAATCACGAATCGAGAGCAAGTAATGGCTTGGTATCCAGCATGGCATATCACTTGGCAGCGATTCAGGTACTGGCGCGAACAGATAGGATTTGAGTCAGCTTATTCCAAGCTAAAGAAAGAATTCCCCCGACAAGGAACAGATTGTGTAACCCCGCAGGAGGTCGATCCCAATCTTGGCGGCTCGGAAAGACGAGAAGTAGCAGAGCAACTCTGTGAAGACGTGGCAAAGCTGCGAATAGATAAGAGCAAGCCTGCTCACATCTTCAGATATCAAGCCTCACTTCGGTGGGGCTTTTTTGTAAGTGCAATACCCTATACGCATTCGCGTGCGTAACCCCGAGAGCTTTCCGTAGTGTGAGTCTGAGATAGGGCGGTGGATTTCATCGTTCCACTCTCGGGCTGCCTATATCTACGCGAACAGGCTCGCACCACCGAAAGGAAATACGATGAGCAATATTATTCCGATTAATTTCGAAGGCCACTCTATGCGCTTTAGTGAAGATGGCTGGATTGATGCAACCACGGCAGCAGAGAAATTTGGGAAGTTGCCGAATGAGTTTCTGCGCTTGCCTGAAACTGAAGCCTACATTCAAGCCCTTGAGCGTAGATGCGGGAAAATCCCGTATGTAAAAACGAGCAAAGCACGAAAGGATCGTGGAGGCGGAACATGGCTTCACCCAAAACTCGCGGTTAGATTCGCCCGATGGTTATCGGTGGATTTTGAGATTTGGTGTGATGAGCAGATTGATTCGCTTATCCGTGGGCAGGTAATCAATTACACAGACCAGCAGATTATCGCACTCCTCACTCACCAAGACGCCACCACGTGGGAGAAGCGGTTCAAGGACCCATTCTATTCTGCATTATCAAAACTAACTCGGCTGCCATACAACGGCCACATCGGTGGGTGCCCGGCATTATTCGGGAAGATTACTGCTGATTGGGTGTATGGAGTGGCGCTCCCTGATGTCGTTTATGAATCCGTGAAAGATAAAGCAAATGGTCGAGAGAAAATTCACCAATTCCTTAAGCCTGAATTACTTGTCGCAGTAGAGCATCAACTGATGTCGGTAACGGCTCTTGCAAATGGTTGTGTTGATTACAAGGATTTTGAGGCCAGATGCACTGCTGCATATGGGTTGAAAGGTCAACTTAAGCTTATTTACCCATCGGCGGCATGACTCCTTGAAACCAAGGAAACCAAGATTGAGAGCCACTTTCACAACGGCTCTCAATCAACTTATTATTAACTTGCTGGCAGTCGAGGAAATGATTAATTCTTCTTCATTAATAACCTTCTTAACGATAAGGTATTATCTCGATTAATAAACAGGAGGTTAAATGGAATTCATACTTGGCGGCAGACTTCATAAAACAATTTACTACAAGGCAAATAGTGGCAAGCCTTTTAAGTACGAAATTTTTCAATCCAATGACGGTAATTCAGTAACAGCTACAGTATCAACACTTGATGAGGTTGTGAAAGGAGCGGAAGTATGGACTTGGGTAGTTATAGACCCTGAGATTATTCTGTTTTCTGATGGGAAACATCCAGACTTCGCGGATCAAGAAGCCAAGCAACACTTCAGGAATCATTACATTGTTGAATAAAACCGCCGCCTCCGGGCGGTTTTTTATTGGATGCTATTTATAAAACTCTGCAAAATGTGCTTATGAAGTGCCTTTGACAGAATCTTATAGATGTTTTCACATATCGAAGTGTCAGCCAATCAGCGGCTGAGACTTTACCAACCAGCGGAATATTCTGTTATGGCTAATTCAGACTTACAAATGAAGCGGCCATATCCGCCATTATCATTCGTTGATGAGTTCAGACCACATATTGAATTGGTTCCCGCCACTGAAGTGCTTGAATGGGTTAACAGTCAAATACTCAGTGACGATGGCGAATTACACAACCCTGACCACAGCCACTTAATTGACGCTGACATAAAAATCATGTGGGCATCCTCTGCGTTTGAAAAGCAGGGCCGCACTGTTCTTGGTCAAGCCGAACAAGTAGCAATGAGAGCTGGCGGCTGGCAAAAGGCCCGGATGGAACAGCAGATGTATGAATGGTTCGGTGATGTGCCGACATTCATTATCACCCTGGCTGCTGATTACTGCGCTCAATGCCCAGACCTTGATTTCTGCGCACTGATAGAACATGAGCTTTATCACATCAGCCACGCAAAGGACGAATATGGCGCGCCCAAGTTCAACAAAGAAGGGCAGCCAGTGCTGAAACTGCGCGGCCATGATGTTGAAGAGTTTGTCGGTGTAGTTCGCAGATATGGTGCGAGTGTTGAAGTACAGGAAATGATTGACGCAGCAAACAATAAACCAGAAGTAGGCAATCTCAATATCGCAAGAGCGTGTGGGACGTGCCTGCTGAAACTGGCCTGATTAGTTACATTACGTTAGTCATGGAGGATGCCAATGGCTGCACTAAAACCAGAGGTTAAAGCCTTCATAGTTCAAGCCTTGGCCTGCTATGACACACCCTCGCAAGTGGTCGCGCAGGTGAAACAAGAATTCAGCCTCACGTTAACGCTTCAGCAGGTGTCGTCATACGACCCGACAAAGGCTATTGCGAAGAATCTCGGGCAGAAATGGATAGACCTATTCAACTCGACTCGCTCCCGCTTTCAAACCGAAATATCCGATATCCCAATCGCCAATCGCGCTTATCGACTTAGAGCGCTTGATCGCATGGCGACGAAGGCCGAAAGCATGAAGAACTTTGCTATGACCGCTCAGCTCATGGAGCAGGCAGCCAAAGAATGCGGCGACGCTTACACAAATAAGCAAAAAATAGAAACCAAATACTCCATCGCGGATGAAATGGCGGAATTACTGAAGGAGATATCTTCTGAGGCATGATTTATGGCTGATCTCAATAAGCAATTCAGCGAGCTGAAGAAGAACTTAAAAAACAGATTCTGGCGTCTAAATAACCTCTATTACATCACTGACAAATCGGGTAAAAGAGTTAAGTTCAGGATGACGCCTGAGCAACTCGAATATTTTGAAGGCGTTCACACTCGCAATATCATTCTAAAAGCTCGCCAGCTTGGCTTTACGACTCTGGTTTGTATCGTCCAGCTCGATGCTGCGTTATTCGAGTCGGCAAAATGCGCATTGATTGCCCATACCCTGAATGATGCTAAGCGACTATTCAGGGAAAAGGTTAAATACGCATACGACAACCTTCCAGCGATAATTAGAAAGGCCAACCCGGCTAAAAATGACTCAGTAGGCGAGTTGGTATTCAACAACGGTGGCTCGCTCTACGTCAGCACCTCTTTCCGTGGTGGTACGCTGCGTTACCTGCACGTTTCAGAGTTCGGCAAGATATGCGCCAAGTATCCTGATAAAGCGCGTGAGATTGTCACTGGCGCGTTTGAGGCGGTATCAACTGACTGCTTTACCACTATCGAAAGTACAGCGGAAGGTCGCGCTGGTTACTTTTTCGATTACTGCCAGACGGCTGAGAAAGCTCAGTTGCAGGGTAAGAAATTATCCCCGCTGGACTGGAAATTCTTTTTCTTCTCTTGGTGGAAGAATCCGCAGTACGCAATTGACCCGGTTGAGGCTTTACCGCAGCGACTAGTTGATTACTTTGCTGAGATGGAAGCCAAGCACGGCGTTCATCTAAACGAGCGCCAGAAAGCTTGGTATTACGCCAAAGAAAAAACTCTCGGCGACGATATGAAGCGGGAATATCCAACTATTCCGGCCGAAGCATTCCAACAGTCTGTCGAGGGCGCGTATTACGCTAAACAATTCCGCTGGCTCTATACCAATAAGCGGATCTGCAAATTACCTGATAACTCACACCTGCCGGTTCACACGTTCTGGGATATCGGCGTGGGTGACTCAACGGCCATCTGGTTCGTACGTGAGGTCGGCGAGGAATTCCACATCATCGACTACTACGAAAACTCCGGTGAAGGTCTGCGGCACTATATGAAGGTGCTGAAAGACCGCGGCTATACGTATGGCGACCATTGGGGGCCGCACGACATAGAAAACCGTGAATTCGGCTCTGATGCTAAGTCTCGCAAGGAGCTGGCGCGGGAAGGCTATGAAATCGATGGGCAAGTTTACTCCATGACATTCAAAGTGGTGCCGAAAACTGGCGTTGATACTGGTATCGAATCAGTGCGTGAAATTCTGCCTAAGTGTGTCTTTGATGATGAGAAGTGCGCTGAAGGCATTGCTCACCTCGAAGGCTACCGGAAAGAATGGGACGACAAGCGCGGTTGCTGGAAAGACAAACCACTTCACGATCACACATCTCACGGCTCTGATGGATTCCGTTACTTTGCTGTAGCGAAGAACAATAAGCGCCAAGAAGCATTCAGTATCAACATGAGAACTGCATATTAATGGCTAATAACGACATTACATTTATCCGGCCTGAACATGGGGCTGCAAGCCCAATATGGGAAACGGTTCGCGATGTTTGTCGTGGGCCAGATGCGGTTAAACGTAGACGGCATAAATATCTGCCAAAGTTAGACCCAACCAACAACAGTGAAGAGAACAACCGGCGCAATGACGACTATCTTCGCCGCGCTGTCTTTTATGCGATTACCGGTCATACCAAAAATGGGTTGATCGGGATGGCATTTCGTCGCGACCCCACTGTGACTATCGTCGATAAAATGGAATACCTGAAAACCAACGCCAATGGCGCAGGTATCAGCATTTATCAACAGGCGCAGTCAGTTCTTGAATCTGTATTAGAAGTTGCCAGAGAGGGGTTATACGTCGATTACAGCGCTGATATGAAAGGGGCCATCATTCTTAATTATCGCGCTGAGGACATTATCAACTGGCGAACTGAGCGGATAAATGGGCGCGATAAACTGGTTTTGGTCGTGCTCCGTGAGTGCGTTGAAGAACCGGATGGATATGGCTTCAAAGATCGCATTCAATACCGTGAGCTGGCGATGGACGGCGGTCGGTTTGTATGTCGAGTCTGGCGTAATGTCGGACCGAAAAAGAGCGGTGTTTATGCCGTTGATAGCGAATATTACCCAGTGATTCAGTTTGGCGGTTCATGGGATGAAATACCGTTCACCTTTGTTGGCGCGCAAAACAATGACCCGTCAATTGATGAATCACCTTTATTGGCACTGACTGAAATCAATCTAGGCCATTACCGAAACTCAGCCGATTACGAGGATAGCCTGTTCTTTTGTGGGCAGGTGCAGCCGTGGATCAGTGGATTAACCGAAGAGTGGCGCGACTGGCTGCAAAAGGCAGGGGTTGCTCTTGGTTCACGTTCGCCAATATTGTTGCCAAAGGATGGGGCTTCTGGGTTTAACCAAGCGCAGCCAAACATGATTGCCAAAGAGGGGATGGATTCAAAGCGCGACTATATGATCTCCCTTGGTGCAAGGCTTGTTGAGCAGAACAGTGCGGTAAAAACAGCAACGCAGGCAACTGGCGATCAGGCTGCATCTACCTCTGTTCTTGGCATCTGTTGTGCCAACGTTTCAGAGGCCTATACGCAAGCGCTGCTTTGGTGTGCGAAATACATGGGGGATAAGGACGCAGAGGTCGCGTATTCCATTAGTCAGGAATTTATTCAACGTGTTGCAGACTCAGGAATGTTGGCCGCGATTATTGCAGCTTGGCAGAGCGGTGCAATTCGTGACGCGGATATGATCCGGGCAATGCAAAAGCTGGATATTATCGACCCAGAATCTAACCCCAATGATGTTCTGGACGAATTGAAAAATCAGAGTCCCAGCCTGACAGGTGGCTAAATGGCAACGATTAACGAAAGGCTACGTGATGAAGTAATAGCACATAGCCTGTTTCAATCGCGTTATGGTGCTGGTGTTGCCCGTAAAATGGTTAAAGTGCTCAACGAGAGTGACACAGAGCTATCGGCTCGTCTCATTGTGGCACTTGATGAGTTCAATCCAAACAGTGTCACCGTGAAGCGCTTAGAGAGCTTGCTAGCGAGTGTGCGCGAAGTAAACAAGCAAGCTGTTGATGCGATGTATGCCTCCTTGTCCGACGAACTGCTCGGCTTCGCAAAGCATGAGGCAGGTTATCAGCTTAGCTTGTTTGATTCTTTATTGCCGAGGCCAGTTTTAAATCACTTCCCATTAGCATCAATCACTCAAGAGCAGGTTTACGCCGCTGCAATGGCTCAACCGTTCCAAGGGCGATTGCTGCGAGACTGGGCTGAGAATATCGAAGCCGATCGGATGACACGCATTATCAACACTGTGAAAAACGGCTATCTGGCTGGCGATACTGTTGAGCAGATGGCGCGGAAAGTACGCGGCACCAGAGCAAGAAACTATCAAGATGGCGCGATCGAGGTGGGCCGGAAGAATGTCACGGCGGTGGTGAAAACGGCTGTCACTCATATGGCTGCCGTAGCGCGGGATAAGTTTGCTGATAACAACAGTAACATTATCGACGCCAAACAATGGCTCAGTACATTGGACAATAAAACCTCTCACGATTGCATTATCCGCGATCGCCTCAAATACACGCTGGAAGGTAAACCTATCGGGCACAAGGTTCCATATCTTCAGGGACCGGGCCGCATTCATTTCTGTTGCCGCTCGATGGAAACTCTAATTACCAAATCATGGCGTGAGTTGGGGATCGATATCGACGAAATGGACGAAGGTACTCGTGCCAGCATGGATGGGCAAGTGCCAGCGGGAACGACATACGGCGAGTGGCTACAGCGGCAATCTTACCGCCGACAGGTTCAGGTGTTGGGCGAGACCCGCGCCAGACTGATGCAAGATGGCGGTATGCGAACTGATGAGTTTTTTACTGATAAAGGGGAGTGGCTGACGTTACAGCAACTTCGCGATATTGACGGTCGGGCATTCACTGATGCAGGCCTGTAGAAAACTACGCTTTAACCATTACCATCAACGGTAAACAACTGAGTTATCCAAAATCTGAGCCTCGCCATTGTGCGGGGCTTTTTTATGGGCTAGGCCCAGCAATAAATCCCAAGGGGACAGCATGCTATTCCGAAATATCGCACGTAAATATTATGCCGAGGCAGGTGAAGGTGGCGAAGGTGGTGGCGGGTCAGCCACAGCTATCACACCAGAGATTCAGGCGTTGATTGATGCCAGAGTTAATGAATCTGTCACTGGGCTCAAAACCAAAAATAGCGAATTACTCGGCAAGCTCAAAGAGCAAGGCGAGAACCTAAAACGCTATGACGGCATCGACCCAGACGCGGTGAAAAATATCCTACAACGATTCTCTGACGACGAAGAAGCCAAGCTTATCGCCGCTGGAAAGATTGATGAGGTACTGGATAAACGCACTGAGCGATTACGGGCTGATGTTGATAAAAAACTCAAATTTGCCAATGACCGCGCTGAGAAAGCCGAAAGTTTCAGCAAAAAATTCAGTGATCGGGTGCTTGGTGATGCCATTCGCTCCGCCGCATTGAAAACTGGCGCATTGCCGGGTGCTGCTGACGACATCATTCTGCGCGCAAAAGGCGTATTCACTCTCAACGATGAAGGTGAGGCCGTCGCCGTTGATAAAGATGGTTCAGCTCTACTGGGAAAGGATGGAAAAACACCACTCACCCCGCACGAATGGGCCGAATCACTGAAAGATATTGCGCCGCATCTCTGGCCGCAGGCTGGAGGCACCAACGCTGGCGGCCATAAGCCGAATGGCGGCGTACTCAAGCGATCAACGATGACCGCAGCCCAAAAGGCGGATTTTATTCGCGCTAACGGGCAGCAGGCATTTTTAAAACTTCCGAAAGAATAAGGATTTATAATTTATGACCACAACCGTTAACGCTGACCTGATCATTTATAACGATCTGGCTCAGACATCCTATCTTGAGCGCCGACAGGACAACCTCGATGTGTTCAACGCCTCATCTAATGGCGCGATTGTGCTGGATAATGCCTTGATTGAAGGCGATTTCCGTAAACGTGCTTTTTATCAGCTTGGCGGCAGTATCGAACACCGTGATGTTGACTCTACCGGGAAAGTTACAGGCAAGAAAATTGGTGCTGGTGAATCAGTGGGTGTGAAAGCTCCGTGGAAATACGGCCCTTACCAGACGACTGAAGAAGCATTTAAGCGTCGTGGACGTGATGTGTCTGAGTTTTCTGAAATTGTGGGCGTAGATGTCGCAGATGCCTCACTGGAGGGATTCATCAAATACGGTATTCAGGCGTTGAGTGCTTCCATTGGTGCTAACCCAGACATGGTTGTTACTGCCAACATTGAAGTTGATGGCAAGAAAACCCTGACCAAAGGTATGCGCAAGTACGGTGATCGCTTTGGCCGCATTGCGCTGTTTGTTATGCACTCGTCTACCTACTTTGACATCGTTGATCAGGCGATTGCAGCTAAGATTTATGAGGAAGCAGGTGTTGTGGTGTATGGCGGTCAACCCGGCACGCTAGGTAAGCCGGTTCTGGTTACCGATACTGCTCCAATTGACGCCATCTTTGGGTTACTGCCGAACGCCGTGGTTATTACCGAGTCACAGGCTCCCGGCTTCCGCTCATATGAAGTCAATGATGAGGAAAACCTCAGCGTTGGCTACCGCGCAGAGGGGACGATCAATATCGACTTGCTGGGCTATAGCTGGGATGAAACCAACGGCGGCAAGAACCCGAGCTTGACAGAAATTGGCGCAACCAATAGCTGGAAAAAACACGCAACCAGCAACAAAGTTACCGCTGGCGTGATGATTAAGCTGATCGCTGAAGATGTGGCGGCAACCGGAGTTACTCTGAATAAATCGACGACCTCACTGGTTGCTGGTGCAGAGGAAACTCTTGTTGCTACCGTGGCCCCATCCGATGCGGCTAATAAATCCGTTATTTGGACCTCATCTTCTGCCGCAAAAGCCACAGTTGATGCAAATGGTAAGGTGACTGCTGTTGCAGCCGGAAGCGCAACCATTACCGCCAAGTGTGTAGACGGCAACTTCACAGCAACTTGCGTAGTGACCGTCACTGCCGCATAAGAGTGATCACTATAGGGGCTTTGGCCCCTTTTCTATTGGAGGATAGGATGTTAGTCACCGATCCAACCTCACCAGATTTTAACAGCTACGCATCACTCGAAGATTTAGCGGCATTCGTTTTAGCGCGTGCAATTAACTTACCCGCTGAAACAGAGCCATTACTGATTAAGGCAATGGACTACCTGAACGGCCTTAATTGGTATGGAAGTCGAACGAAATTAACCCAGCCACTACCTTGGCCGAGGTCGGGCATCACTTTCGATGGATTTAGTTACCCATCTGCTGGTATTCCCCCACAACTAATTACGGCGCAGTGCATGCTGTCCGTGGAAGCGATTGAAGGAGATTTACTTGGTTCGAATAGAGAAGCGGCAATAAAGTCTGAGGCTGTATCAGGGGCTGTGTCTATCACTTACGCTGTATCTGATACCGAGTCATTCACTCCAAATTATCCGGCTGTGATGGCAACTCTACGTGGGTTCGTTGCGGGTAGCGGTTTTGCTATTAATGCCACCGCGAGGCGTCAATAATGGCTATCAATTACCCACGAATGCGAGCGACAGCAACACGATTGATTACCGAAAATGGAGCGACCTACCAGCTCACGCGTGGCGGCGGTGTTGAGTTCGTCGGCGGTGTTGAAGTTGATATCCCGCTTGAGTCATTCTCGGTTATTGGCGTTATTTCCAGTTATTCCCCCGGTGAGATTGACGGTACCTTAATCCAGAACGGCGATGTGAAAATGTCGGCTACGGCTGATGTGGAAATTCGCATTGGTGATCTGATTATGGTTGATGGCAAAAAACACCGAGTCATTAAACCTAATCCCGTTAAACCAGCGGCATTACTGATCTGCTACAAACCACAATTGAGGGCGTGATATGGCTGAAAATTCCGGCTTCATGGCTTCAATTAATGCGTTTATAGAAAAGGGTAAGCGCAATCAGGAATTGGTGGTTCAAAAAGGGGCTATCAAAATTCTCAATCAGTTAGTCACGATGTCGCCGGTTGGAAATCCTGAACTATGGGCCATCAACCACACCGCGAAGTCATATAACGATGCTGTGTTTGAGCATAACGAGGATCTGAAGAAAGACTCAGCCAATCTAACCAAAACAGGGAGGCTGAAAAAGCGAGCCAGAGTGACGGATAGCATGGACATTAAAACGCCTGCTGGTTACACCGGTGGCCGCTTCCGTGGTAATTGGCAGGTTGGCTTGGATGTTCAACCAGAGGGTGAAACGGGGCGGATAGACCCTAATGGTAATATCACCATGGCAGTGGGCAATTACATGCTTGAGCAGTTCAAAGTCGGCACCAAAGCCATCTACTTCACCAACAATGTTCCTTATGCTTATCGGCTTGAGTTTGGTCATTCATCACAGGCTCCAAACGGGATGGTCCGCATAACCGCAGAAGAGGCAGCTAAATACTTTGTTGAAGCCGCTAATGAGGTGAGTAAGTGAGCACTCAACGAATCACCGTATTACTGGAAAAACAGCTTGGAGAATGGGCGGCGATTAAAGGCATTCCGTTGGCTGCCGAGAACGTTAGCTTTGGTGATACTGGCGCGATGTATTTGCAGTCGCACGTCATGCCAGCCACAACAGACGCTATTGACTTAGCGCAGGTCTCGCGCGTATTCAAAGGCGTGTACCAGATTAATATCAATGCCAAAGCAGGCAGTGGTAAATCCAAATCTCATGCTATTGCTACTGAATTGATAGAACTGTTCAACCTCAACACCGAGCTGACAGACGGAGTGGTAATCTGCTATATCAACAGCGTTCCCAGCCAATTCCCCGGCATAACTGAAAACACCACATACACAACGCCGATCAGCATGAGTTATCGCGCTGACGTCATCTAAACCGTAATAAATCCCACATCTACCGGCCTATGCCGGTTTTTTTATATCCAAAATCGGAGAATTACCATGGGCTTTGCTCTACCAAATGGCGCAGGTATTTACCTGGCTAAAACATATGAGACAGAGATGGCAGTAACTGCCGTCTCTAATGCTGTTGACACGGTGCTTTCAGTAGAATCAGGGCATGGCATTGCTGAAGGCGATATTGTGCAGCTAACTTCAGGCTGGGCTGCATTAAATGACCTAGTTGCAAAAGTAACAGCATCCACAGCGACCACCTTAACACTGGGCTCGATTGACACCTCAAACACTGATCGTTTCGCGGCTGGCGGTGGTGTGGGTACTGTTAAGAAAGTCGCAAGTTGGATTGAGATTCCGCAAATCACTGAGGTATCGAACAGTGGCGGTGATCAGCAGATGATCCAAATTCAGTTCCTGAGTGATACCCGCCAGCGCAACCTCAATACGTTTAAGGCGGCCCAGTCTCAAACCCTGACGCTGGCGCATGATTCCAGTCTGCCAGTTTACCCAGTGCTACGTGCGGCTGATGAATCAGAGCAGACACTGGCAACCTACATGTATGTGCCGAAAGCTAAAGAGAACCGCTATTCAGCGGTGAAAGTGTCCTTTAACGACATCCCAACTACGGCAATTAATGCCATTGAGACCGTGGCTGCCGTGCTTAACTTGCAATCACAAGCGACAACTTTCTATAAAACTGGCGCACCTGTGGCCGTCACTGGCGTCACGTTGAACAAAACCACAACCACTCTTGTCGTGGCTGCCACTGAACCCTTGACGGCAACCATTGCGCCATCAAACGCTACTAACAAATCCGGCACTTGGTCATCATCCGCACCAACAAAAGCTACTGTTGACCCAGTAACTGGCGTTGTCACCGGTGTTGCTGCTGGTAGTGCCAATATCATTTACACCACAGCAGATGGCGCGAAAACCGCTACTTGTGCTGTCACCGTAACCGCATAAGGAACATGACTCATGGCAGTAAAATTTACTTTGATCCCGTCGCCAACATTTAAAGCTGATGTGAAAATCCCTCGCGCCGGTCTGGATGACGGCGAGTTAACCTTTACCTTTAAACATTTGCCGCTTAATGAAGTATCGAATATCGAGAAAGCAGAAGGGCAAACAGGATTAGATTTCGCAGAAAAGATAATCGAAGGCTGGGCGCTTCCCGAAGCATTCAACCGCGAAAATCTGGAAGTGCTTGCGAATAACTACCCGAAAGCTATCGAGAATGTAATCAGTGCGTTCTATCGTGAACTGCTCGGTAACCGCGAAAAAAACTAACCTCGGTTGCCATAGCCCTCTATACCCCCGAACCCACCCGCGAAGAATTGGCAGGTAATGGCCTAACACCTGATGATTTCGACGATGTGATTATCGAGATATGGCCGGATGTTTGGCCTGCATTCAATGTGATCAGAGCGATGTCCACCCAGTGGCGCACCGGCATGTCTGGGCCTACTGGGTTGGACTACGGATGTCTATCACAAGTCATGGATTGGGTGGGGGTAGAGAGCAAAGCAGCCGTGTTTGATGACATAAGGCACATGGAGAGCGTTGCGCTGTCCGTTATTCACAAGCGGAGCAAGTAAATGGCAGATATCGCAACAATCTCACTACGCGCTGATACGTCCAGTCTGGAACAAGGTGACAAGGCGTTAGACCACTTTGGGCAAACAGCGGAAAAGGCCACCAAGCAAGCTGATGGGCTGAATGAGTCCAATACCAAGCTGGCTTCATCTTATGATGAGGCCGCCAAATCACTGGCTAATAATTACAAAGCAACATCCGATTATAACGAAAGCGTTGAGCGTAGTGCTAAAGCATCAAGAGCGGCAACCGTCACCATTGAGGATCAAAAAGCTGGTCTGAATGCTTTATTGGATAGAATTAAACCAACTAATAAAGCATTTGCTGAACTGGACGAAATATCGAAAAAGCTGAGTGCTGCGAAAGACTCAAATCTGATTGATTCAGAACAATTTGAGCACTACAACTCAATTCTATTCACAACAGCAGACAAACTAAATAAAGTCGCTGATGCATTAACCGAAGAAGGCCGAGCAGCAACCGCTCAGGCAGCGGCAGACAGAAAGGCCGCTGAAGCAAAAGAGGCTTTTCTTGCCAAACTGCGAGATCAGAATGCTTTGTTCAAAGCATCTGCTTCTGACTCGGCCACCTATCGTGCAGCGCAGCTAGGCATTACTTCTGAAGCTGCACCAATGATAGCCGCAATCCGGCAACAGGAAGACGCCACCCGCCGCGATGCTGAACAAAAGAAATTAGCCTCAATTGCAGCCCGCGGATTAAAGGACTCAATCAAGCAGCTCGAAGCTGAAGAACGGGCCGCCACGCAAGCAACTAAAGCTCAGGAGGCTGCGGATATTTCTGCGGCAGCCGCTAAGGCAAATTTTGTTCAACGCTTGCGGGAACAAGTGGAACTACAAGGGAAAACGGCTTCAGAGGTTCAGGCATATAAAGCTGCACAAATGGGGGTTACAGAGCAAGCTGCGCCATTCATCGCGAGGCTGAAAGAGCAAGAGGATGCTTGGAAGAAAGGCACTGTTTCTGCTGGTCAATACCGCATGGCAATGCGCCAACTACCCATGCAATTCACTGATATCGCAACCTCAATCGCCGGTGGCATGCCGCTGTACATGATCGCCATTCAGCAAGGCGGTCAGATTAAGGATAGTTTTGGCAGTATTGGCAATGCCAGCAAGGCGCTCTTGAGCCTGATCACTCCGATGACGGTTGGGCTAGTTGGCGCGGCGGCCGTAGTCGGGGGGCTGGCGCTCGCTTACTACAAAGGCGCAGCAGAAAATGAGGAGTTCAATAAGCAACTCATTCTGACTGGTAATTATGCAGGCAGAACCGCCTCTCAGCTTCAGGCTATGGCTAAGGGGCTATCTGGTAATGGGTTAACACAATCAGCCCTGTCCTCCGCCATGGCAAAAGTGGTCGGCACCGGTTCGTTTGATTCATCGCAAATTGAGATGGTTACCCTCGCTGCCGCTAAGATGGAACAGGCAACGGGGCAATCCATTGACGCTACAGTTAATAACTTTAAACGCCTTCAGAATGAGCCGCTAAAGGCAGCGAAAGAGCTTGATGATCAGCTCCATTACCTAACTGCTTCTGAATATGAGCAAATCTCTGCCATGGAGCGCTCAGGCAACACCATTGGTGCGGCTAGGGTGGCGATGGAATCCTACTCCAAAGCGATGCGTGACAGGGCTGATGAGGTTGTTAACAATGTCGGCTATATGGAACGTTCATGGAATAGTTTAAGAAATACCGCAGCGGGTGCTTGGGATGCCATGCTCGACATCGGGCGGGATAAATCTCTTGATGATCGGCTGACTGATGTCAACGCCCGGATGGCAGAAAGTCAGGCCAATCCGGGACGTTATGACAACAATAAACTTGCTGCCGAAAAAGCACTGCTTACTGAGGAAAAATATCAGAGAGATGTCTCGGCTGCCCGAAAGAAAGCCAACCAGAATGCTGAGGAACTGGAGAAGAACAGCCTGCGGGTTATGGATGGTTACCGCGATCAATACGCAACGAGAGAGCAGCAAAGAACAAAAGAACAGCAGAAGTTTAATCAAATAGCGTATCGCTTCAGTGCGGAAGAACAATCCCGTATTCGCTCTGAAATAGATGCGAAGTATAAAGACCGAGCGACACCAAAAGGTCGCGCAACCGCTGCCTACCAAGACAATGCAGCCACCAAAGCATTGCTCGATAGTCAGGCGCGCGTTGCTGCTTTGCGTGAACAGGCAACAGTCACATTAACCATGACTGATCAGGAAAAGCAGCTAGCTAAATTCACCCAGCAAATTGCCGACCTGAAAAGTAAAACTATCCTCACCGCTGACCAGAAATCACTTCTGGCCCGTTCTGGTGAAATCACTGCCAGCATGCAGCTTGAGGCTCAGATCTCACGCGAAAACGTTGAGCGTAAGAAAGCCACTGAAGCCCTGAAAAAGATGGAGGAGTACACGGCCTCCATCGTTGCCAAGAACAAGCAGAATCAAGATCGCTTTGGTCTGACTTCTAAGCAGGCGGGAAGGGTAGATCAGGAGACCCAGCTTGATAACACTTTCCGCAAGGATACCAAGGGCATCAACGATGCTGAGCAACTGGCGAAAATCACAGCAGAATACAACAAGGCAAAAGCTGAGTTACATGCTGGATTTAAACAGGAAGATTTAAACGAGGGTGATTGGTTATCGGGCATGACTCAGGGGTTAGAGCAGTACGGTGAAACGGCCAACAACGTTTTCTCCGCCACAGCTCAACTAGCCCAAACCACCATGGGCAGCATGACCTCGATGGCGACCCAGATGATGACTACCGGATCAGCAAACGTGAAGCAATTTGCTACCAACTTTATGACCAGCATTGTCGATATCATCAATCGGTTACTGATTGCTCAGGCTCTTCAGGCCGCGATGGGGTGGATTAGCGGTGCTGCATCGGCTGGCGCAGGGGCAGCAAGCGGTGCGGCCAGTAGTGCCAGTACGGGCGCAATGGGGATGTCTACCAGTTTCAGAGCTTATGACGTCGGCGGCTACACTGGCGACGGCGGAAAGTTCGAACCGAAAGGCGTGGTGCATGGCGGGGAGTTTGTCTTTACCAAAGAGGCCACCAACCGAATTGGCATCGATAATCTCTACAAGATGATGCGCGGTTATGCTGATGGTGGAGTGGTTAGTAACGCTGTAACTGCCTCCGCGCCAATGCTCGGCATGCAGGGCGGCGGGACTTCTGTATCAGTCGATTTAAGGGGCATGACGATAACTACCCAAGGAAATCAACAACAGGATACTGGCGTAAGTAATGGTGAGTTGGTTAGCAAGGCCGCGAGGAACGAAGTCATAGCTATCGTCACTCAGCAGCTCGATCGCGCTATGGGGCAAAGTGGACGTATCACCAATTTTGTTACTAACAGAGCGGGGCGTTAAGAATGGCAATTGAAACATTTCTTTGGCGAACTCAGGGCGTCCCTGAAGGTAGCTTTAACCAGCGGGTCAGAACCGCTCAGTTCGGCGATGGCTATAAGCAAGTTGCTGGCGATGGCATTAACCCTGAAACGCAGTCATGGCCGCTGACATTTCAGGGCTTAGAAAAAGAGATGATGCCCATTCTGGCGTTTATCCGCAGGCATACCACTAAGTCATGCCAATGGACGGCACCTTATGGCGTAATTGGCCTGTGGCGAGTCACTGCCGACTCCATCAAGGCTGTTCCGGTTGGCGGTAATGTCATGTCCGTCTCCTTCACTTTCGAGCAATCCTTTAAGCCTTAATATCGAGTAACCCAATATGGCAATTAATACTGACTTGCAACGACTGGAGCCGGGTAACCGCGTTCGTTTGTATGAAGTGGACGGTTCCCAATTTGATGGTCCGCTGTTGCGCTTTCACGCCGACACATTACCCCATACCCCAGAGGAGATTGAGGCAGCCGATGGTGACGAAACCAAACTACCCGCTAAATCTATCTGGTGGCAGGGGGAAGAGTATTCAGCATGGCCGGTGCAGGTTGAAGGCATTGAGATGTCTAGCGATGGGCAAAGTGCGCAGCCCAAGTTATCGGTCGCAAACCTTGATGGAACTATCACCGCGCTGTGTCTGGCTTTTGACGATATGGTGCAGGCAAAAGTCATTGTTCACGACACGTTTAAACACTATCTGGATGCTGTGAATTTTCCCGAAGGGAATCCCGAGGCTGATCCGGAACAGGAGAAAGTGCAGGTTTACTATATCGACAGTAAATCGACGGAAACCAACGAGGTTGTTGAGTTTACGCTCTCTAGCCCAGCGGACTTACAGGGATTACTGATCCCTACCCGACAAATTCACTCCCTCTGTACGTGGTGTATGCGCGGTGACTATCGTTCTGGAAATGGCTGTGATTATGCCGGGACGCTGTATTTCGATGAGAAAGGCAACCCCACAGATGACCCGAGCAAGGATAAGTGCTCTGGTCTGCTGGTCGATTGCAAAAAACGATTTGGAGCCGATAACCCATTGCCGTTTGGTGGGTTCCCCGGCGCGGCCCTGATCAAGAGGTAGAGATGAGAGATAAAACGCTTAAAGCGATATTGACCCATGCTGAGGCTGAATACCCCAAAGAGTGCTGTGGTGTTGTGGCGCAGAAGTCGCGAGTGGAAAAATATTTCCCGTGCAATAACTTGGCTATAAACCCGACTGAACAGTTTCACCTCGATCCCGCTGGCTATGTGGTGGCCGAAGATTGGGGGATCATCACTGCAATCGTACACAGCCACCCCGACGCAACCACTCAGCCATCCGAATTGGACATGGCCCAATGTGATAATAACGAACTGCCTTGGCACATTGTAAGCTGGCCCGAGGGTGATTTACGAACTATCCAGCCGCGCGGTGACCTCCCGCTAATCGGCCGCCAGTTCGTATTGGGGCATACCGATTGCTGGGGCTTGATAATGTCCTACTTCAAGCAAATGCATGGCATTGAGTTGAACGACTATCGCGTTGACCGGCATTGGTGGGAGTCTGGTGCGGAAAATTTCTATATGGATAACTGGTATGAATGCGGCTTTCGTGAGTTCAGTGGCCCAGCACAACCGGGTGACCTGATCATCATGCAAGTCTCAGCCCCAGTCGCTAACCATGGGGGAGTTTTACTGGAAGACGGCATGCTACTTCACCATCCATACGGGCAACTTAGCCAGCGAGTACCATATGGTGGTTATTGGCAGGAACGGACCCTGAAAGTAGTGAGATATCAGGGATTATAGCGGAAAAGTGTTTTATTGTTGCTCGTGCTGATAATTATTCAAAAGTTGATCGTTTAAAACGATCAATATTGCGATATTGATCTGCAATACCAATTATACCCTTATCTTTATTACTGCTATCGTTAATTATACAAATAAGAAAGGCGATAAATTCATGAAAAATAAAATGAAGATTGGGCTTCTGGTATTGTGCTTTTCGTCTCTATTTCAAATTACAGCAAATGCGAATGATTCAATTTCAAATAATGCGCCGCAGTTAATTGAGCGAAATATTGAAATATATCCCTCTCGCGCATGGGTGCACGATAAAGAGGGGTACGTGAAGATTGCTTACGATATTAACGCAGCCGGAAAGGTAGAGAACGCAAAGGTTGTTGAGGCTGAGCCTAAGAATCTCTTTGAGAAATCAGCCTTAGACTCTATCTACAAATGGAAGTATGAGCCCAACAAGCCAACCAGTGGAATGGAAGTCACCATAAACTACAAGAAGCCGAAGTAAGGCAGAAGATGCAGAATTAGACCCGCTGAGTGCGGGTCTTTTGCTTTCTGGCGCGTCCGTGCGCCGGCTGCCGATTAGAAGTGAGGATTATCGATTCTCATCCTTTTCAAAACACGCCAGTTATCGTTTCGCCACATATCACACTGAATATGTGCTGTTTCTCTTTCCAGAAGGCGTCTTGCTTCATTTATGAATTTTGGGAACTCATGCCCAGCAGAGAAGAACGAACCAGCCAGACGATGCTCCGCCGCTATAAGTATTGGATACACATCGGACATATCACTAACCATTGATACAGCATGTTTCCAAAGCCAGCACAGCTTGCAAAGCTCTTCATCAGTGAACTGAGCTTGTTTAACTGTGGCTGGATTAGTTTCACGTCCAAGATATTCACCCTCTATAGCATTGAGGTAATCAATGGCCTCACCGACCTGATGCGGCTGTAACTGGTGTATGTGTTCAATATCGAAACGAGAGTGAACCAATTTCCAGATGTCAGGGTAAATCTTGCCTAGGCCGGTGGCGATTAACCGCTCTGCTGTTTGGCGAAGTGGTGTTAACTGAGTGGCAGTGGATTGGCGAGTTTTGGTCTTTTTGGTTACTTCACCTTTAGTCCAGTACTCATGCAAAACAGCAAAGCACTCCTCTTGATACCGGATCAGCTTGTCGCGAATGTCGGCACGTACTTTTTCAGGGTTGATGCTGAACAACCAGCCGTTGAGTTTACGGAGGGGGATGCAGAGCATCTTCTGCACGCCACCTTTTGAAGGGGTGGAGATATCTCTACACCCAAATTTATCTCTTTGATTTTTAAGTTTAGCCATCTGCCCAGACCAATCGATACCGATATTCTCTACAATTGGACGCATTGCAACATAAGCTACACCAGCAACCATTGCTGTGACGATTGACTGCCCATGGAACTGCACTGTGGTGGTGTTTACTGCTTCAATAATTGCTATACTAGTCATGTCTTTATTCCTTCGACGGGGTGGGACAAATTAGAAGCCCTGGCTATTGCAAGTAGCTGGGGCTTCGTTATTTTTGGCTATAAACTCTTTCACAGCTTTAGATATCAAATAATTCATTGAGCGATCATGTTCGATGGATATCTGTTGCATTGGCTCGCGTAGTTCTTCTGGCATACGAGCATTGAACTTCCATAATGTTTTATCTTTTTGCACCCTACGTCTCCTTTTGGTGGCACCGTGGAACCATTGATAATGTAGTTCCACAGTGCCACCATGTCAATACTATTGATGAGGTGTCGACATGGCTAGAGATGAACCAAAGGTAAACATCCGACTCCCGCAGGAATTGAAGGATCAGCTTCATGAACTTGCGGCAAAGAACAAAAGGTCTGTGAATGCTGAAGTAGTTGCAGCTATTGAAAGTGCGATATATACAGCGCGTAGTATTGAAGGCATTACGGACGAGCAGCATTCCACCATTGATAGAATAATTGCGGCTGAATCTAGAAACGACACTAAAGGGGCTGACAAAAACTATAAGTTGCTAAAAAAAATCGAAGAGAAGCTGAATTACTTGGAAAGCATATTGCCAAAGAAGTAGGGCATTACTACAAGCTAGCTGTGCAACCATCCAGTTGTTTCAAGCAAGATCGCGTAAGTTCTAGTTAAATTCGTGAACTACGTAGAAAATAAATCACTCGATTAACCAAAGGTTTATCTATTTGATAAACAACTGTGGTTGTATGTTGACGAGTTCGTCAAGTAGACTTCTTGTTAGATCATAACTGCGAAATGCGGTTTTGTTAGGAGAAGAAGCCATGAAAACATGCAATCAAGTAGTTAAATCACAGCAGACAAGAGTTGTTGCTGAGATGAACCTATGGCGTGATGGCAAAATCACCAAAGTCTATGCGCCAAGGATTAGTGAGGAAGAATCCAAGAAGCTCTCTCGCAACATGCTCGAAGCAATTAGAGCTTCCAATAATGAGTTCAAACTCATCGCGGAGTGATTTAGTGGATAAAAGGGAATTTAAAGGGCTGATTTATTTTAGCACTTCATATCGGATCCTTGAACAAAGCAATCCAGCAGCCCTTTACTTCCACGAAGCATTTAAATCTTTCTGGAGGAATGGCTTCCATCCCTCAATAGGGAAATATATTCCATTCTCCCGCCCAACGGAAATCCTTTCACTAAGTCTATGCCATGCTCATGTTGATGCAGGCGCATATAGCGGCCGTAGTAAGACATCAACTAAAGAATGCTGGGATAGCTGGGCTACTGGAATTGGTTGGATTAGACCTACGAGTGATAGTTTTATAAGTTATGCGGTCAATAGCAATAGAGATGTTTATGTCATCTCTTATCTTGATGATAAAGCACATGACTTGAGTGAACGCGCTGAGTTTACAGATCACGCCATAAGCGAGGCCTATAAATTTTACGCAGAAACTAAAACTACGCCACTTCCTTTAGATCAGCATCATACGTTGTTCGATGACTGCTGGTTAAAAGACAAAAAGTAAAACTAACCCGCTACGGCGGGTTTTTGCATTCTGTCTCTCCACGCTAAGTGACTTCCCTCACAAGCCACCTGATTGTTATGTGGTAGTTTAAGAGCGCACAAAAATTAATCTATTTAGTTGGGCAATAAAACAAGGAATCGTTAATGAAGAAGTTTATTTTTGCTTGTATAGCTCTGGCCTTAATGACAACAGCCACAGGAAGTGCTTTCGCACACTCTGGTGGTACTAATGCAGATGGTTGCCACACGAATAGTAAAACTGGTGATTACCACTGCCACAATAAAAAGTGATAGATATACTTAAAGGCTCACTCCGGTGGGCCTTTTTGCATTCTGGCTGTCACCATTTTGCGTTGCCTTGCACCATCCCCCTGCTATCATGTAACGAACTGTTATGGATGAGGATAGGGATATGAAGGCGTTAATTTTAGTCGCTTCACTTTTTATAGCTTTTAGTGCAACAGCATCAACTACATATACTAAAGAGCAACTAAATTCTATGGATGCATCTGGTCAGTATCCTGAGCAAGAGTCACCGGTAACAAAAAGCGTGGAGATCGCTGATTTTGAGTCGTGTAAGCAAAATGCATATAGCATCTACAGTCAGGTCTCAGGAAGCTACCCAGCAAAAGAAATCGTAAATACCAATATTCTTTACGTTGTAAAAGTTTGGACTAATGATGGCGTGATTACGGTTTCTTGCTCAGAGCCGGATGGTAAAAAGGTAGTTACTCAATCTGGATATAAGTGAAGGGGATAAGGATATGGAGCCTTTATTTGGATTTACTATATTTTCCGTTGTTGCCTTTGTTGTGAGTGTTATTGCTGGTAAGAGAAGCGGTGCAGGAATTGGATTTATTTATTTTCTGGTTATGTGCGCGGCAGCGTTTGGGATTGTTGTTCTAACCACCAATATAACCAATGGGAATGGAATGGCTGCGGGACTTGCGGCTTTTATATCTCCGCTTATTGGGTTAATAGTTGCATTATCAACGTCAACCAGCGAAAAACGGGCTGTATTGACTGGTGAGAGCGGAGAATACAAAAAATGTCTATTCTGTGCGGAGTCTGTGCGGAAAGAGGCTATTAAATGTAAACATTGCAGCAGTGACTTATCCGATAGCGCTAATGGAAATTAAAATGAGAAAGCTAGTTATAGTCTTAGCGGTTCTTGTTGTGGCTGGGTGCGGCATGTCGCCAAATGAGATAAAGAGTCAACCGACAGCAAAGTTTGAAAGCAACAAGTCTGTCACTGATATAACGACCTGCCTCATTCCTCGGCTAGATGAGAGAACGTTTAATGGTGTGAGGATTAATACTGTATCTAAGCCTATTGAGCATGGTGTGTCGCTATCGCCGATCGCAGCTAATATCGAATTTATTGATATAACAAATACCGGAGCTAAAACGCAGGTTATTTATTATGGAGCAGGAACAGGTAGCGCTCTTAGGCCAAAGGCACGAATAAACGAAACATTGGAAGATATTAATAGCTGCATGTAGTCCATCAAGCGAATTAACCCAGCCCGCCAAGTGCGGGTTTTTTATTATCTGGAGATAGTTAATGACCGTATTTTCACAAGAAGTAATGACGCCGATTAAGTTAAGTGGCTCCCTTGCTGCGATGTTTGGGCGCAACCATCAACGATTAGTAAGTAGTTCAGGTGAGGTGTTTAAAGCGCTTTGTGTGACGATACCCGGATTTGAGCAATACTTAGCTACTGCAAAGCAGAGAGGTTTAACTTTCGCCATTTTCAAAGGTAAGCGCAATATTGGTAAAGATGAATTAGAACTAGCCAGCGGCGGCCAAGAGATTCGTATTGTGCCTGTAATTATCGGCAGCAAGCGCGGTGGTTTGTTTCAAACAATATTAGGTATTGCTTTGATTGGTGCGGCGATGGCCTTTGCCCCTGCTGGGGTTGGAGCTTTAGGGGTGTTTAGTGCAGGGGGAGTTACCGGTTTTACAGCAATGATGGGCGCATCCATGGCCCTTGGCGGCGTAATCCAGATGCTATCACCTCAGCAGAGTGGGTTAGCCATGAGGCAATCACCAGACAACAAACCAAGCTATGCATTCGGCGGCCCGGTTAACTCTACGGCTCAGGGTAACCCAGTGGGGGTACTTTACGGCAAGCGTCGAATTGGCGGGGCGGTTATCTCGGCGGGTATTTATGCTGAAGATCAAATGTAAAAGTGGTTATTTTAATTAACGCCGAAAGGCAGGAGTGAGTTATGACGCAAGAACAACGAATTGAAGTGCTAGAGCAGCAGGTGTCAGACATGCAACAGCAGATCACTAGCATCCAAGAGGCAGTGATCTGCTATCAAGATTTAAACCAGCTTAACTTTAATGAGTTAAGAGCCGCTATTTGTTGTTTGCAGCAAGCCGATCAATAAATATTTTGTACGCAGCCTCCCCGATTTCACTGACTGTCATATTCATTATGTCCATTCCATGAGGGTCAAAACTAACAGCTGTTTGACCAGCCGCAGTTCTAAGATTAACGGTAATGTTTGTGTGGAACGGTGGTTTCAAGTCTTGTAGTTGAGACAGCTCAGTAATACTACTTATTGTATATTTCGACATTTCTATTTCCTTATCCCAGAGTAAATCAGCCATTCCTCCGATAGATAACACCCAAGCCGCGCATGGCTAGAGTGGGCTGACCTTACACAATAGAAGATCAGCCGGTAATCGCCATTGAGTTGATCAATAAACACGCCAATGCCCACGTTTAGTGGGATTTTTTATGGGTGAAATATGGCACGTAAACCAATTAAAGGCCGCAAAGGTGGGGGCAGTAATGCCACAACGCCAGTTGAGTCACCGGACAGCATTCAATCAACTGCAAAAGCAAAGCTATTAATTGCCCTAGGCGAAGGTGAGTTTGCGGGCGGTTTGGATGGGACCAATATCTATCTGGACGGCACGCCTATAAAGAACCCTGACGGCACCAGCAATTTCACCGGGGTAACCTGGGAGTATCGGCCCGGAACGCAGGGTCAAGACTACATTCAGGGTATGCCAAATGTCGAGAATGAGATAACGGTTAATACAGAACTAAAATCAGATACGCCGTGGGTTCGCTCCGTCACAAATACCCAGTTATCTGCTACGCGTATTCGCCTCGGATGGCCCTCATTGCAGCGTCAGGCGGATAATGGTGATGTTGGCGGTTACCGTATTGAATATGCGATTGATGTATCGACCGATGGCGGGGCTTACTCGACGCTACTCAATACAGCGATAGATGGGAAAACAACAACTCTGTATGAGCGCTCTCATCGAATTAATTTGCCTAAAGCTACTACAGGTTGGCAGATCCGCTCTCGCCGCATTACCGCCAATGCTAACTCTGGCCGCATTGCCGATAAGATGAATGTTGAGGCTATTTCTGAAGTCATCGATGCAAAGTTACGTTATCCAAACACCGCACTTCTCTATATCGAATTTGACGCGACTCAATTTCAGAATATCCCGGTTATTTCGTGTGAGCCAAAAGGTCGGATCATTCGTGTCCCAACGACATATGACCCGGAAACGCGCACTTATTCAGGCGTATGGGATGGCTCATTTAAATGGGCCTACACCAACAACCCAGCATGGGTGTTTTACGATATCGCATTAGCCGAACGCTTTGGCCTTGGTCGTCGAATTGAGATGAGTCAAGTGGATAAGTGGGAACTGTACAGCATCAGCCAATACTGCGATCAACCTGTTCCAGATGGGCGCGGTGGTAGTGGCACTGAGCCTCGCTTTACCTGCGATGTTTATATTCAGTCTCAGGCTGAGGCTTTCACTGTATTGCGCGACTTGGCTGCCATTTTCCGTGGCATGACCTATTGGGGCAATAATCAACTTTGTGCTTTGGCAGATATGCCACGTGATGTGGATTACATATTCACGCGCGCCAACGTTATTGACGGACGTTTCACTTACGGCGGCGGTTCTGAGAAGAAGCGATATACCACGGCGATGGTGAGCTGGAGTGACCCCGCAAACAACTTTCAGGATGCAATCGAGCCAGTATCAGATAACGACTTGGTTCGTCGCTACGGTGTCAATCAGCTTGATATGACAGCTATCGGCTGTATCCGGCAAACTGAGGCGAATAGGCGTGGGCGCTGGGCGCTACTGACGAACAGCAAAGACCGAACAGTGAATTTTAATGTTGGGTTAGATGGGGCCATTCCGCTACCCGGTCATATCATTGGCGTTGCGGATGAGATGTTATCTGGCCGGAAGATGGGGGGACGCATTAGCTCAGCATCGGGCCGCAATATCACGCTTGATCGCGTGGCTGATGTAAAATCGGGGGATCGGTTGCTCATTAACTTGCCGAGCGGTGTAGCTCAGGGCAGAACGGTGCAGACGGTAAGCGGGAAGATAGTCACTGTTACCACGGCTTACAGTGAAACACCTGAGGCAGAGGGCGGCTGGTCTATCGATGCAGATGACTTGGCTATCCAGCAATATAGGGTTACTGGAATTTCTGATAACGACGATAACACCTACTCAATTTCTGCTGTTCAGCATGATCCGGATAAATATGAACGAATTGATACAGGTGCTCGGATTGATGAAAGGCCAATTAGTGTCATACCTCCCGGCGTCCAGCCGCCACCGACAAATGTTGCTATCGATAGCTTCTCAGCGCTTTCACAAGGACTCGCAGTAACCACCCTACGTGTTACGTGGGAACCAGCAGCCAGCGCGATAGCATACGAGGCCGAGTGGCGACGTGATAACGGAAACTGGATATCAGCCCCGCGCACATCAGCTCAGGGATTTCAGGTTGAAGGTATTTATGCCGGACAATATCAGGCTCGCGTTCGTGCTATTAACCCCTCCGAGATATCCAGTATCTGGGCTAATGCTCAGGAAACCACATTAAACGGTAAAGAGGGAAATCCTCCAATGCCAGTGGGTTTTGCGGCCACAGGCATTCTCTTTGGCATCACCTTAAACTGGGGTTACCCGGAAGGTGCTGAGGATGCGCTAAAAACCGAGATTGAATATAGCCTGTCTGCTAATGGTACTGACGCCATGTTGTTGAGTGATATACCTCATCCACAGCGGAACTACACCATGCAGGGGTTGAGAGCAGGGCAAGTGTTCTGGTTCCGCGCCCGGATCGTTGATAAATCAGGTAATCAGTCTCCGTGGATAGATTGGGTTCGTGGCATGTCCAGCACTGACACAAGCGCTATTCTTGAGGCCATTGGTGATGATTTCATTAATAACACCGTGGCGGGACAGCAACTGCTTAACGATGATTTTATGAATGCCGAAGGTATTCTCGAAACAGCAAAGGCCAATAACGCCAGCATCTGGCAGCAGTGGGCGCAATACGGAGAGAATAAAGCCGGTGTTATCCACTTAACGACCACGGTTGCCGATGCTGAAAGAGCATTTGCTGAGTTTGAAACCCTTGTTACAGCAACATTTGAAGACCAGACCGCCGCGATAGACCAAAAAATGACGGCCGTTGTTGATGCTGATGGTGCTAGCGCAACATACAGTTTAAGGGCTGGTCTGAATTACAACGGTCAGTTTGTTAGTGCTGGCATGGTCATTGGCGCTGAGTTCATTAATGGAGTTGCTAAATCCTCAATAGGCTTCACGGCGGATCAATTTATTTTGCTATCAGGCCCAGCAGGTGACGCATCATCTCCCTTTGCTGTCATAAATGGTCAAGTATTTATTAATAAAGGATACATTGCCAATGCGTCTATTGGTCGAGGGAAAATAACCGATACACTTGAGTCGGATAATTTCATAGAGGAACAAACGGGCTTACAAATTGATTTTAAAAACGGGACTATTAAGCAGAATGGATACGTAGCCGGAGAGGGGAGAAAAGTTAGCACAAACATTCGTGATATTGTCTATGACGAAAACAATAATGTCCGAGTTGTAATCGGAAAAAAATTGGTGGTGTAATTATGTCTTCATGGGGCGCTCAATTATTCATGCCGGGTGGGACGTTTGACGTTATTAATTCGTTTCTTCCTGCGTACATGATGGATTATTTTACGGGGAGCAATAGCGGCTCAAGATCATATATAGTCCCGGAAGGGAAGAGTCTCAAAGCAAAGGCATATTTCACGACAGCGGGGTCGTTCGCCACAGCGGCTGTAATCTCCGTTTCGGGCGGCACCGTGTCGTGGTCTAACGCAGCCGGAAACTCTATTATTGTGTGGGTGGTGTAATGGCTGGCTTTGGCATGCAAATAACGCGTGATGATGGGGTGATATTCGCCTCCCCAGAATTCACGCCGACTGTTTTAGTTCAGGTAATGGACAGGAATGCCGATTATACTCAGGACGTCTCTGCCCAGCACTATTTTGATACAATCGTCCCGAATGACAGGAAATGCTTCGTTTTTCATAAGGTTATATCGTCTGGTAGTCAGCAGGGCGTTAGTGGTGGGGTGCTGCATTACGCAGAGCAAGGGCCAAGTGGTTATTGGAGAATTCACACAATAGGCGGAACTGCTGGACTAGTTCACACGTTGCGATTTTATGTGTTCTCAGAATTTGTATCATACATACCAGAGTGGGGTATTTATTTCTTTAAAAACAATCAAATGGTTTATGCGGGAAACTGCCTGCCACTAGACATTAAGTTTTGGGAAAAGCCTCAAGCGACCACACCCGCGCCTACAATGCCTTGCGCCGTAATAAGTTCAATTGCAGAGCAGCGCTCTCAAGGCATACCGGGAACAAATCCACCCACTGTTCTCGTATTTTTGATGTGCTTCATTGGATACTCAGGAGGTATTGCGACCCCTGTATATAGGCAGATATCCACTGGCGCTGGTGCTGGCGGCCCAGACGGATTTTCAAAAGGCTGCCCTTATATAGAAACAGCATTGTACGATCAATATTATAAAGCCTCACTCGGCTATGCTTAACAAATAATTTAATGAGGATATAACTATGTCTTGGTACAGGACAGGTAAAATCACGGCTGCATCTGGGAAAAATGTAATTACAGGAACAGGAACTCAATGGGCTAATAATGTCATGGGCGTGGCTCCCGGACAGGCGCTAATTGTGCCACGGCCTGACGGTAATACATTAATCTATGAAATACTGGCAGTAGATAGTGATACCAAAATAAGAATTAACGGGAATGTAGTTGATGCATTAACTTCATCTAATTATGGAATTCAAACAAGTGTATCTAATTCCTATTCTGCATTGGCGCGTGAAACATCAGCGCAATTAGGTTTATATCAGCAGCTACTGAAAGATTGGCAAAATATAACCACTGGCACAGGCGATGTCACTATTATCGCACCCGACGGTACAGAAGTTGTTATTCCCGCGTTGTCATGGATCACTGATTCAAAAACGTGGTTTGATGCCAATAGGGAGCTGATAGAAAACGCAGGGGAAGCGGTCGCTGGGGCTGAGACGGCACGTGATCAGGCGGTTGCAGCGAACACGGCGGCACAGGCAGCCAAGACAACGGCGGTAAGCTCTGCAAGCACAGCCAGCACTGCCGCAACAACGGCTACAGGTGCGGCAACGACAGCAACGAGTGCAGCCAGCACAGCAACAACCAGTAAAAATCAGGCCGTGACGGCTCGTGATGAAGCGGTTGCGGCGGCGGCTAGTGTGAATTTAGGGCCGCTCGGTATTGGTTTGCCCAATATGGCCGACATCGCCAATTTTGACTGGCAGAATTTCCCATTCACGTCTGGGGCTAATTACGTCACAAATTACAACACGTGGGTAAACCCACCGACTGGAGTGACTTATAACGCCGGTACTCGCGTTAGCATTCGAGTGACTTATATTTCCAATCTCGCTTCTGGGCCTCGTATGGGATTGGAGTTAACACCAGATACCGGCGCAGCCGCTAACTTTAAAGTTTACAGACTGCTATGTGTGGGTGCAGCAGGCTCCAGAGTGTTTACGTTCAATCAAGATTGGAACTCAGCAATCCCGGTGCCAATATCTGGCGGCGGGACGGGGGGCAATACCCCAGCCACTGGTCGAGCAGGACTTGGTTTAGGTGATGTCGCGACAAAGAACGTAGGCACGACTGCGGGTACGGTGGCGGCAGGGGATGATTCTCGCTTTGGAAGGTCTCAACTCTCCACCACATTATATCCGGGTGGCACGTCAGCAGTACCCCCAGTTGTATGGGCAAACCAAAGATTGAGTTGGGCAAATCCTTTTGTGGGCAGAAACATTGCATGTAGGGTTGAATTGCTATATTCGGGCTCATGGGGTGAGATAGGTTTTCAATCTGATATTGGTACAGGTTCTCATTCCTTTGGCGCATTGTTAACTGTTATTAATGACTCACTAGTTCTGCAAACGGGGTCAACGGCTCTTGGCATTTACAGTGCTGGGCTGGGGAACGGCTGGAATTTACCGTCGGTAGCTATTCCTGCGGCTACAGGCTTGCCGTTTCGTATTATTGTCTGGACAATTGATTAAGGAAATAAAATGGTGATTTATGCTCGCCCCGGTGAATCTACAGAAAACATTTCATATATTGAACCCTTCGAGCTGCCGGAAGAATTTATTATTATGGCGGGGTCACGACCCACGCCAACGCATTACGCAGATGATAATGGCGAGTGGCTGGCTGGCCCCGCGCCGCAAGTTGTACAACAGATGATTATCGAAGCCAGAGAAAAACAGACGGCTCTTCTATCTCATGCATCCGATATCATTAGCACGTTGATAGATGAGATTGAGGGACTGGAAGATAACGATGATGTTGTGCCGGATAAACTGCGCACTGATTTGAAAGCGTGGAAGCAGTATCGAGTGAAGGTGAAAAACGTCGATGTTTCACTTGTGCCGGATATTGAGTGGCCGACAGCGCCGGAGTGA